AGTCGTCGAACCTGTGGTCGAACCAGTCGTTGAACCTGTCGTTGAAGCTGTCGTTGAAGCTGTCGTTGAACAAGTTGTAGAACCTGTCGTTGAAGCTGTCGTTGAACAAGTTGTAGAACCAGTCGTTGAACAAGTTGTAGAACCAGTCGTTGAACCAGTTGTGGAACCAGTTGTCGAGCCAGTCGTCGAACCTGTTGTGGAACCAGTCGTTGAACCAGTTGTGGAACCAGTTGTCGAGCCAGTCGTCGAACCTGTCGTTGAACCAGTTGTCGAACCAGTTGTCGAACCAGTCGTTGAACCTGTGGTTGAACAAGTCGTCGAACCTGTTGTTGAACCAGTTGTCGAGCCAGTCGTCGAACCAGTTGTTGTCGAACCTGTCGTGGAACCTGTGGTTGAACCAGTTGTCGAACCTGTGGTTGAACCAGTCGTTGAACCTGTGGTTGAACCTGTGGTTGAACCTGTTGTGGAACCTGTGGTTGAACCAGTTGTGGAACCTGTGGTCGAACCTGTGGTTGAACCAGTCGTTGAACCTGTGGTTGAACCAGTCGTCGAACCTGTGGTTAAAGTAAAACATGTTGTATTTGAAACACCTGTCGAGGATGAGGAAATCACAATTCAGTTACAAGATAGAAATAATGCACCATCAACTAACAACAACAAACCTCAGCAAAACAAAAATTTTTCTTTCAACAGAATCATCAAACCAGTTAGAAACCAATTTTCTAGATTCAAATTGTTTTAATTTTTTCAACAACATTTGGAACTAACGTATATTATTATGTAAATAACATAATAATTTACCTTATTATTTTTCATGTAAAAGTTTATCACGAATCAACATTAAATCTTCCCGAATTACTGGTTCTTTACCTACCTTGTATTGTAATAATTTAGCATTCTTTGTTCCCAATAATAATCTTTTTAATTCTTCATTTTGAGAGAACTTTGCATATAACGCATCATTGTTTTCTTTTTCTTTACGTTTTCCATAAAATTCCGCATCTATTTTCACCTCAACTGGACGAACTAATGTTCCCTTGTACTTTCCGGTCGTTCCTGCTGCTGCTTTTGCCATTTCCGGATTTTTTGATAATTCCGTCCCAGATTCCATGCTGAAAGACGTGTAAAACTCCGGATTATTTTCCTTGAATTTCGAACCCTGATAATAATGTTCAACACTATTCCACCGTTTACCGTCCAATGTAAATGGTTGTATCCAAAAGTTATCTAATTTACGGCGCCAATCGGGTATAGCTATTAATTCAGAAAAATTTCGCAACATGGTATCATCAGGCATTTGTTCGTGAACGCCTTTACCAGGTAATTTTTTAGCAGATGATTTATCATAAAAGACAAATACTATATTTTCATCGTATAAGCCTCTTATCTTTGCCTCAGACAATTCCTCAAATTTCGCTTTTTCTACAGGCATTGACCCAGAAAATTCATTTTTTTTAAATTGTATAAAATCGGGAATTAACGAAAAAAGACCATCGCTTTTTTCCATACATCGATTCACAATCATTTTTTTAATATCATACGGTATTTCTTTGAATTTGAATATTTGTTTTTTCTTGTACCCAACCAAATTATAATGCCAACCACTATTTTCCAGAATAATATAATAATCTGGCATAAATTCACCACGTGACTCCAATATAGGGTCATTTAATTCACCACAATTCAAGACATTTGCGTAATCCTTTTCTTTATACGCTTCATTTGATAATAATATAAATTTAATATTCAATATACGCTCTAAAGTAGACAACGCCCACTTTTCACCCCAAAATTCACAACTTTTTATTTTTTCTTTGAATTTATCCAATGTATCAATATCTTTCATAAATTTCACATCTTGCGAAAGCTCTGATGTTACCTTTTTCTCTCTTAATATTTTTTCTCTTTGGTCATTTATTGCCTTGGCAGAATCAATCAATAATTTTTTTTCATTTCTATCTAAAGTACCCTCATATTTTTGTTTCACATTCATGTATTCCCCCTCTAAATTTTTAATATCTTGCGTATCTTTTACCAATGTTGTCTTAAGAACATCATAACGTTCTTTATAACTAAAAAATAATTTATCAGTAACCTCTCCAGATAGTTTTTCTCTTATTTTTTGTACACTTGTAATTTGTCCAATTTGCGCAAACGCATCTCGAATTGTCGCAAATAAACAATCTCCACCACGTTCATTATCAATAATTGAATAATAACTATTCTCCATGAATTTTTGTAACCAATTATATTCCTTGTTTGATGTTTTTTCTTCGGCTAAAAATTTTCCTCTCATTTTTTCAGCGTCATCACGATTTTCCTCATCCAACATATCTGGAATCACAAAAGCATCCGTGGTTGTTGGAGAAAATATATCTTTTCTAAGTGGTGAAATCGTAATTTCCTCGGGTGTTTCTGTTTTTTTTGATTTTTTACTTTTCATTTTTTTATCAATTTTACCGGCTTTGTCACTTTCGGAATCGTCGCTTCCAGATTCCTCGCTTTCATCATCATTTTCAGAATCTTCTTTATCATCATGCGTTTTTGTCTTTATTTCTCCAGTTATTTCATCATCTGGAACTAATCTCATTTTATCAAGCATGTCTTTTTTAACAAATACATAAATCAACGGATCATCCATATTTTCAATATCTAAATTTCCAGATTCGTCAATATAAACATTCTTATCACTTGCTTTAATTTCATATACACCAATTTGAATAACCTTATTATTTGATTTTACTAAATAAACTGGAAAATATATAATATTTTTGTCCTCATAATTTGTTTTTGCGTTTCCAACCGCAATAATTACATTCACCCCTTTGATTTCAGTTTCATATAAATTTACTTCTTTTTTTAAATCACTTGGGTCAACCTTTTTCAATTCAGGATAACTCACTTTTTTATCTATTTTTGACAATACCATATGAATTAAAATATAACAATATTTTATATTTTTATTCCATCAATTAATTTAATGAATTAAATTCAAATCAATTCCAAATAATAAATTTTTTCATCATTTTATCCTCTTTTAATTCATTTATATAATACCACAACTCTTTACGACGAATCACCGTCTCATAATTATCATTATTATTTTCAAACATTAATATTTGCTCAATAATATCTTGTTTTTTCATTTTATTTGTTTTTACATCCTTCAATAATCCATAATACTCACAAATCAATAATAATTGTTTTACTGTAAAATTCATATGATAATTTAACATATCCGTGTATAATTGGTCGTTTTCATGTTCATGATTACTATCCATGTGTAAAGATATATTTTCAAAATCGTCCATTAATTTTTTTAAATTAAAGTCATCGTTTGATTTCTCAAAATCATCCACCATTTGAATATTTATATTTTCATCTATTAATATATTTTCATCAATCATTTTTATAATTATAATATAATACTATATATTATTATTTTATGTTATTTTACACCAAATATATCTTACATCTCATTCAAATCCATATACTTGAATATAGATTTGTTTGATAAACTTGGATATGTTTTTACTTTACATAATGATAATCTATTTATAATATCTGTAAATAATTCATCATTTACACTAATGTTTTCAAAAAGGTCTTTATTATACAAAATCGATATATTTTCTGTAATTTCATCCACCACACTCTTCTTATTTTCCTCTTTGATTAATTTTAAAACCTCACTCATCAAATCACTCGTGATTTCTATTATTCTTTCCTTGGTCACAATACCATTCAACATCAAATTCACAAAAAATGAACTCAGCGATTTTCTTTTTTCATTTTCAGCATTTATTTTTATGAACTTATTATAATCCTCCTCAGGATTCACATGTTCAATATTCTGGAATAATTCTAAAAACGTATTGAAACTTTTTTCAAACACAATCTTTATAATCTCATAACGATGAATCAACACCGCGTACAAATCCGCATATATTTTTGAATAAAAACGATTGTTTGATGCGATATCAAATATGGAATTACCAACTTTCAACATCTCTTCTTCACACGTATCATCTTGTATTAACTCATCTAATGTTTCAATAATTTTATTACTTAACTCAACATATGTTTTATCCGTTATTTTATTGATTAATGAACGAATAATCACAATCTTTGAATCGATTCCAACCTTTTGTTCTATTTTGGTTGCCTGGAAATTACGAATGGATTCCCAATTTTCATTATTTGTATTTTCTGTATTTTTATTTCGTCTTTTTTTCTTATACCCATCCCCATTCATTTGTTGATTGTTTTTTCCAGGTACAATTTCCCTTTTATTAAAAACGGGTGTCTTTATATAAGTTGGGGAGCCCACATGTTGAGCAATATCACTTATAATATTTAATGTTTCATCAGGTAATTTAATTTCAAAACCATTAAATAAAACATTTGAAAAATTCTCTAACGTATACTTCATCCTTTCAGTGGTGTATATGTATATACATACTCTTTCATTTATATCGATTTTTTATAATAATTATTATTTTATATTAAAATACACTTAAACATATAATTACAAATATGATTACCATGTCATTGGAAAAAGATAAGTTAGATAGTAGTAGCGATTTAGAAAATTATTATGATGAAATTAATAATTGGGACGATTTAGACATAAATAAAGACCTATTGCGTGGTATTTACGCATACGGGTTTGAAAAACCAAGTCCCATACAAAAAAAAGCCATCAAACCAATTATGGAGAAAAGAGACTTAATTGCCCAAGCTCAGTCTGGTACTGGTAAAACGGGTACATTTTCTATTGGTGCTTTATCTTTGGTTGACGTGGTTGATAAAACAACCCAAGTACTAATATTATCTCCTACACGAGAATTAAGTAAGCAAACTGCCAGTGTAATTACTAGTATTGGAAGTATGATGAATGGTTTAACTATTCAAACAATTGTCGGGGGCACTTCTATTAATGAAGATTCGTATACTTTGAAAACCAACACACCACATGTAATTACTGGTTGTCCTGGTAGAATTTACGATATGATACGACGCGGACATATTAATAGCAAGACCATTAAACTTGTTATATTGGATGAGGCGGATGAAATGCTTTCATCGGGATTCAAAGAACAAGTTTACAATATTTTCCAATATTTTACAAATGATATACAAGTGGCATTATTTAGTGCCACTTTACCCGATTATATTTATAATATTACCAATAAATTTATGCGCAACCCGGTGAAAATTTCGGTAAAGACGGAACAGTTGACATTAGAGGGAATATCCCAATATTATGTTGCGATTGAGGACGACAGACAAAAATACGCGACATTAAAGGATTTATATTCGGTGATTTCAATGTCACAATGTATTATTTATTGTAATAGTGTGAAACGTGTTGCTGATTTATATGATGCCATGGTGGAAGACGGATTTCCGGTTTGTAGAATTCATAGTGGCATGGACAAGACAGAACGCAACGCAGCATTTAGTGAATTCCGTACAGGTAAATACCGGGTTTTAATTTCGTCGAATGTAACGTCGCGAGGTATAGACATTCAACAAGTAAGTGTGGTCATTAATTTCGACGTTCCAAAATGCGTTCATAATTATTTACATAGAATTGGACGAAGTGGTCGATGGGGACGTAAGGGAATCGGTATTAATTTAATTACCCGTCGCGATGTTACTATTATGAAAGATATAGAAGCACATTACTCGTGTCAAATTACCGAATTACCTGCGGATTTTGATACTCTATTAAAATAAGACAAGTTATGTAAATTTAGTTGTAATTATTATTCGTAAAACAAATGTAAAATATATATTTGTTTTATTTATGCCGATTGTTTCAAATATTGAAAAAATAAATGAATCATTCCAGATTCCTATTTGTTTTAATGAAAAAAAAATAGAATTAAACAAAAATATTATAACAGATTTAGAGTTAATTGATACTATTGACGCGTCATGTAATCCTATTTATTCGTATGTGTTTAAACCCAACACATGTTTTGGTAAAAAAGTAGTTCGTCAATTTTCAGATTACTATACAACAGATACTGAATTTTTAAAAGAAACCCAAGAATTGTTGAAAAATTATAAAAAAGTAGAATTACCAAACGATGAGACAGCTGAATCAAAAAACAAATATTTCACAAATATTCTTGATATATGGGATGAAATAAAAAATGATACGGGATTTAAAGACAAATATCATTATATTGATTTTCCAATGTTGGAGTTTTTAAATCAATCGAGTCCATTTTTACAAATAATGAGTATATATAATTTAGCATCACCTGTTCTTTCCTTATTTGTACCATTTATCATCTTGTTAATTCCTTTTTTAATCATTAAAATGAAAGGAATGCCTATTACCTTCAGCCAATATACCGAAGTTTTAAAAGTCATTGCTTCCAATCACGCAATCGGTCGGTTATTTACTGAATTCAATGAGGTCAATTTTAATGAAAAAATTTATTTATTAATATCCGCTGGATTTTATATTTTTTCAATTTATCAAAATGTAATGACATGTATCAAATTCAATAAAAATATGATTAAAATTCACTCACATATTAAAAATATTAAGGAGTATATTGAATATAGCATTTGTAAGATGAATCATTTATTAATGTTTACTGAAAAATTAAAAACATATGAAACGTTTAACGAGCAAATAAAGGAAAAAATAATAGAGTTAACTAAAATAAAAGAAGAATTAGAAAAAGTTACTGAATATAAATTAAATGTAAAAAAAATCAGCGAGTTGGGAATTATATTAAAATCATTTTATACCTTGTATAACAATATGGATTTGAACAATCATATATTATATACATTTGGAATAAATGGTTATATTGATAATTTAGAAGGATTAATAACAAATATTGAAACTAAAAAGATGAATCATGTGAAATTCGACAAGAAAAAATCAAAGGCAAGTATGAAGAATTTATATTATCCGGTAAATGAAACCCCGGTTAAAAACTCGGTGAAAATGAAGAAAAATTTAATTATTACCGGTCCAAACGCATCAGGAAAAACAACCGTATTAAAATCAGTATTAATCAATGTAATATTAAGTCAACAAATGGGTTGCGGCTTTTACGATAGCGCAACATTATGTCCTTATAAATATATACATTGCTATTTGAATATACCTGACACTTCTGGAAGAGATAGTTTATTCCAGGCAGAAGCACGCCGTTGTAAAGAAATACTAGATTTGATTAAAATGAATCCAAAAGAAAATCATTTTTGTGTCTTTGATGAGCTGTATTCTGGGACAAATCCGGATGAAGCTGTTAGGAGCGCATTAGCATTTATGAATTATATAATTAAGACAAACAGTATATATTGTATATTAACAACTCATTTCATAAAATTATGTGAACATTTAGATAAAAACAAGAAAATCGAAAACTTCTTTATGGAAACTGAATATCTAGATGATGGTATGGATAATGGTATAGAAAATTTTAAATACAAATATATTTTAAAAAAGGGAATATCAAGCGTAAGAGGGGGAATTAAGGTTTTGTATGACATGGATTATCCTAGTGAAATTATAGAAGAATCTAGAAAAATTTAATCAAATTAAAAAACTTTTCAAAAAATAATATGATTATTATATAGTATGGATTATTTAAAAGAAATTGAAAATTTTATAAAATATAACTTTAGTCATAATACTGGTTTAGTAGATATTTTATACTATATATCGTATTTATTATATATTAGCGCATTTATTTTATTAACCAAATACTACTGGAAAACAAAGTTTGGGTTTGACCCCAAATTTCAAACGTATGTACAAGTATTAATCGCTGCGACAATTATTATTACTGTTTATTCCGTGTATTTTCAAATAATTTCATATAGAGACAGCGTAAATAATGAAGAGGTACAATATTTTAATAATTTTTATAAAGAATTTTTAGACGAAACAATCAAATTTTTTATAGACCATCCTGAAATGAATTATTATTACGATGAATTATTTTATAATAAAAGTGATTATGATGAAAAAGACCGTAACAAAGAATTAGAAGCACAAATAAGTATTATTATATTTTCCAGAATGGGTTCGATTATTTATTATATAAATGCCTACAAAAAAACAGAAAATGATGAACGCAGGGATAAAATTGAAGAATCTGAGAAATTATTATTAAAAATATTGGATTCTTTCTTTGGTTCAAAAATATTCAATGAGTATTGGAGCAAATTTAAAAACGGTTTGTCAAATAAAGTAACGATTGATTATATTAAAGCGCATTTTAATAAATAAAAAATATTCGTTTGTTAAAAAATATAAATATATATATATTTTTTAATAATGACAACAATATTTAGCACTCCATTTCTAATTTGTTTAGCAATTATCTTTATTATGGCAGGTGGTGTATTTATGTATTTTAATCAAAAAATAAGTCAACAAAATCATAAAATTAATGGTATGTTTGATTTAGTAAATACTATGGCAGAAGAAATGAATTATATTCGTAGTTCTAGTGGAGGCGGTGTTACGTTACAACCATTTACATGTCAAACTCAACAAGTATTGGCGAATTTAAGTGGTGGATTTAGACAGAAAGAAAATGAATTAATACAAGTTTCTGATGAAGAAGATGATGATGATGAGGATGAGGATGATGACGAGGATGAGGATGACGAGGATGAGGATGACGAGGATGAGGATGACGATGAAGACGACGACGATGAAGACAACGAAGACGATGATTGTGAAGATAACACCAAAAATATTAAAATAATAAATATATTAAGCGATTCTATATATGGTGTTGAAAACAATGATGTCGAAATAATTGACGACGAAAATAATAACGAAAGTGATGACGATAGTGACGATAATGAAGATGACGATGATGATGATAATGATTTAAGTAATGAAGACGACGAACCTGTTGAATTAATTGATTTAATTAATCACAATGTTTTAGATGAAAATACATTTACAAAAGAAGAAGAACCTATTACTATTTCAACTAATGGAGATAATTACTCGATTGATTTAAATTTATTAAAAACCATCAATATATCTAACAGTAGTTCAAATGAAAATATTGATTATAAAAAAATGTCATTAACCAAATTAAGGGAAATTGTTGTTGAGAGAAACTTGACGATCGATTCATCTAAAATGAAGAAAAACGAGTTACTCAAATTACTTGAATAAATCACCAGCATAATAAAATAAAATTATATATTTTGTATAATTTTATTATAGCATTTAAATATATATGTCTTGGGGAACTTGTTATTCCGGTTCAAATAATATTCATTTTAATTATCCACCAATCATGGCAGATGGAAGAAATTATGCCACTTGGCAACCAGAGGCGGTTGTAAATAAAAGAATTCAACAACAAGAAAATATTAAAACCAGTTGGGAGTATAGACAATATTTAACCAATAATGGTATTGAAATCATGAAATACAATACATCGGAAGCATGTTATGATATGGGTCTTCCATCCCATATTCAAACAGGAAAAACCCCATCATCGAACGTGCCATTGTTATATAAATCCACTTACGATAATGCTCGTCCAGGTTATGGATATAATAATAGTGACTTGAAATCGCCATACTTAACTAGGGAGCAATTACAAGCGCGACTTATATCGCCTTCTATTGTTGTACCTGAATAGAATAGAATATAGAATAAAATATAACCAAAAAAGTATTATAACAGAAAAAGGATATAATATTTTTTATGTAAAAATAGATATAGATTTGTTATATATGAATCATTCTTGCCCTGATTCTTCGAAAATCTTGAGTATAGATGTGGGTATTAAGAATTTAGCATTCTGTCTTTTAGTAAAAAAAGAAGAAAATTATACTATTGAAAAATGGGATGTTATTAATTTAGCACAACAAACTGAAATGAAATGTAAAGAAAATGATAAAAATAATCAAGTATGTGATAAACCCGCAAAATTTACCAAAAACGGAAAATGTTACTGTTTAAAACATTCAAAGAAACAGGAATATCAAATTCCAAATGGTGAATTGAAAACGAATTTAAACAAGAAAAAAATCCAAGATTTGTATGATTTAGCGGAAAAATATAAAATAACATACACTACTCCTATTAAAAAGAATGAATTGATATCTATTATAAATGATTATATACATAATACATGCTTTGAACAAATTGAAAGTGATAGCGCATCGAAAATAGATTTAGTAACGATTGGCAGAAATATTCAGTCAAAATTTGACACAATACTGGAAGAACATTTACAAAGTATAGACAAGGTTATTATTGAAAATCAAATCAGTCCTATAGCGAATCGTATGAAGACAATACAAGGTATGATTGCTCAATATTTTATCATGAAAAATAATCATATTTCTATTGAATTTGTATCTTCTGTAAATAAGTTGAAGGACGCAAATAATAGCAAAACTGAAAAAAGTGATGAAAAAATGAAATATAGTGATCGTAAAAAAAAGGGGATACAAAAATGTTTAGAAATAATAACCAATACGCATTATTATCAATCTTGGGAAGGCTTTTTTTCAAAACATACAAAAAAAGATGATTTAGCTGATTCATTTTTACAAGGATTATGGTATGTAAAGAATAAATTATAGCGAGATTTTAGTGAAAATAATTAAATATATTTTTTTATATAAAATAAATATATTTATTATTCGTAAGACTTAAAATTATATGTTCTTATTAATTCATAAGACATGGATAATGAAATAATTGATATTTCAGAAATAAGTTTAAACGACTCACCTATGAAATTAAAATCAAGTAATTTTGGTGGTGGACTTGAATTATTAATGAACGACAAAATGAAAGAAGGTTCAAAACAACCAACCAGCGATATTCATATTGACGATTTAGAAAATTTAGAAAATGAATTAAACGACCTAGTTGATGATTTTCCAAGTAGAAACACTTATGAATCTAAATCTGGATTATTTGACGCAAAAATAGAGTCGTCATCATCATTTTCAAGTGAAAAACAAAACGTGAGATTCAACGATTCTGGCTCTAGTTCTGGTCCAAGTATTGGTCAGGCAACTGCGGACCAACACAGCGACGCTCAAACTTGGGACGGCTATGGAAAATTCAACAATATTCCAATGAACCCCGATAAACCAGGTCATGCTGAACCTCAAATGACCAAAGAGGAATTATTAAGGGAAAAATTCAAGTATTTAAGAAAGTTGGAAAGTTTGGAGGCGAAGGGTGTGAATTTAACAAAAAAATATACCATGGAATCACCTCTTGCCGAAATGCAGGGTGAATATGAAATGATTATGGAGGAAAAAACAAAACAAAATTCGATTAAATTCCAGGGCAACATGTTAATGGCTTGTATTAATGGTATTGAATTTTTGAATAACCGTTTTGACCCATTTGACGTCAAATTAGACGGTTGGAGTGAGCAAGTGAATGAGAATTTGACCGACTATGATGAGATTTTTGGAGAATTATATGATAAATATAAATCGCGCGCATCTATGGCGCCAGAATTGAAATTATTATTCCAATTGGGTGGAAGTGCTATGATGGTACACATGACAAACACGATGTTTAAATCCGCAATGCCTGGCATGGACGATATTTTACGACAAAACCCTGATTTAATGAGACAATTCCAATCCGCGGCAGCAAATTCCATGAGTCAAACCAGTCCTGGATTTTCGGGCTTTATGAATGGTCTCATGAATCCTGAGCAAATGAATGGTGGAGGACCACCACCACCTATGGCGACTCAGGGGCCAAATGCGGTTCCTCCGTCGGTATCGCGAGGAGGTAACAATAGTTCTTACATGTCAAGACCTGATTTGAGTATGGGCTCGGGACGCAGTAATTTCAATGATGGTATTAATATTCGCGAAAATTTCGGGGGCATAAATGATGGGGAAAAAACCTCTAGACCATCTCGTCCAGAAATGAAAGGACCTAGTGATATTTCCGATATATTATCTGGTTTAAAAACAAAGACTATCAATATACAAGAATCATCGGCTCCGGTGCCAGTCGCAGTACAAAGACAAAATACAACAGCAACATCACAAAATGAAAACAGCACTATTTCAATCAGTGATTTAAAAGAATTACAAAGTGAGGGAACGATGCCTAAGAAAAGTAAAAGACGCCAAAAGAGTGATAAAAACACTTTAAGTTTGGATATTTAATGATTGGTTATAAATACAAAATAAAAATAAAATATAAAAATGTATTTTTATTTAAAAATATATTATACATTTTTATATGGAAGATACGAATACAAATATAAATGACTTTGAATATGATTTAATTATTTGTGTATATGGTTGCGATACGATTCCAAAATATAATGAACAAATACGTGTGATAAATGATACTTGGGGAAAATTATGCAACACAAGTGAATACAATGTAAAACTTTTATATTTTCTGGCAGAAAAAACGAATGATGATTCTTTTTTTGGAGATATTTATATTCATTTGCCCGGTGTATTGGACGATTATTCATCCGCATCACATAAACAATATCAAGGATTAAAATATATTCATGAAAATTTTAAATATAAATATGTATTTTGTTGTGGTACAGACACTTATGTGAACGTACCAAAAATGTTGGAACTCAAATATTTTTTTGACCACAATTTAAATTATTTAATTGGAGGTGATACTGGATACAGAATAATTAATAATTGCCGATATTTATTTTTTTTTGGTGGTGCTGGATTTTTATTAACAAAAAAATCACTATCATTATTGTATCCATTAATACCAAATATTATGGATAAATGGACTGAAATATGTATTCAAAATAAACCCAAGTCTGATATAGTTCTCGATGATAAATCTTATAATTTAATTAAACATCTCATTCTAAGTAAAGAACATATTGATTCTTGTGACGTTTCCATAGCGTATTTTTTACAACTACCCGAAATAAATACAAAATTAATAATTTTACCAAAATTGTTTTATTTTTGTAACTATAAAGGTTTCACATATGACGAACTTGTACCAATATATGATATAAAACCGGTATATACTGACCACATTATAACCTGTCATTTAATGACCACACAAGACTGTTATGATTTTACTAAATTATTACTTGAAAACTCTTATTATAAACATATTTCCATATTTTCATCGAATAATGTTGATGAACTTATTAAAAATAAGGAACTACGTTATTTTTTTAAACACAAAATAATAAATGAAAATAACGCATAAAATGAAAATACCGCATAAAATAAAAAATAATAATTATTATCAAAATAACTATATAAATATTATATAATTATTACATTATTATAATTATGAGTGAATTAAAAATCGCATTAATCACCGGTATTACTGGTCAGGACGGGTCTTATTTGGCAGAATTATTACTGGAAAAAAATTATCATGTATGGGGTTTAATTCGCCGCGCTTCAAATATAAATACTCAACGTATTGAGCATATTTTCAAACAATTAAATCTTCGTTATGGTGATTTGAGTGACGGCATCAATTTATCCAATATTTTGAATGAAATATACAACACCTATAAAGAAAATGTCGGCGTTTTAGAAGTGTATAATTTAGGCGCAATGAGTCACGTAAAAGTCTCTTTTGATATGCCCGAATACACTGGAAATGTCGACGGGTTAGGAACACTTCGTCTCTTGGAAACTCTTCGAAATTCGAGCATTCCATTGGAAAAAATCAGGTTCTACCAGGCATCCACGTCGGAAATGTTTGGTAAAGTCCAAGAAGTTCCGCAAAAAGAAAGCACTCCTTTTTATCCACGTTCGCCTTATGGTGTTGCTAAGGTATACAGCCATTGGATTACCAAGAATTACCGAGAGGCATATGGCATGTATGCTTGTTCAGGAATTCTTTTCAATCACGAATCGCCACGAAGAGCCCATAATTTTGTTACCAGAAAAATAACAATTGGGTTGAATAAGATATTAACAGGTCAAGACACGAAACTTGTTTTAGGAAATATTTATTCCAAAAGAGATTGGGGTCACGCCAAAGATTATGTTCGGGGTATGTGGTTAATGCTACAACAAGACCACGCAGAAGATTATATTTTATCTACCAACGAATTTCACAGTGTTAAGGAATTTGTTGAAAAATCGTTCGCAATGAAGGGATTTGATATTCAATGGAGAGGCGAAGGATTGAACGAGGTCGGTTATGACGCAAAAACTGGGCGTGAACTGATTTTCGTATCGGAAAAATATTTTAGACCCACCGAAGTAGATGAATTATTGGGAGATTCTACCAAGTCGCGCACTGAATTGGGGTGGACACCCGAATATAGTTTTGATGATTTAGTGAAAGAAATGGTAATTCAAGATTGTGGGTGTTGAAAATAATTTATTTGATTTAGAATATAATACATAATAATTATTTTATTGTATTATATTAGTATATTTGAATTGTAGATGAGTAGTTTTATTGATGATTATGAGGAACAAGAATTAAAAATGTATATGGAAGATAGAGTATTAGAAGCTATAAATAAAATTCCAGTCGAAGAACAATATTTTTTAATTATTGTATTGTTTTTAAAATTTGTATTTTGTTATGGTGTTGAAAATACTACAGTTTTTATCATATTTATTTTAAATTTTTTGAAATTAAACAAAAGTAGTGCGAGTAATGATTATTATAATTTCATTCTACGTGTATTGATATGGTTGAATACAAATTTACAAGAACTTGTAGATAAATATGTAAATACGAAACCAGACGTAAGCGAAATTAAAAGATATAAAGCATTTGAGGATTATTTGTTACTTCTTGAAGCGAAACTGTATGTTTTATTAGGAAATTTAACTTGTTGTCATGGTGAAATTTTTGGAAAACAATATCTTACAAGAGATGAACAGGGTAAATATACGTTTGATGAAAAGAAACTAATAGAATTATTATCTCCTGATATTCCTGTTGAAATCATGAATCAACTAAAGGAAAAATATAAATGCGACACTAACGAAGAATGTATGAACAAAATGATTAAAGACATTAATTATACTCCAGAAGTAGTGAGCGGGTTGACAAAAATCGTAGAGAAACAAAATCAAGAAACAGGTCGTATTGCTGGACAAAAAGTGAAAATAAAACGTGGAGTAACAACCTATTTACGAAATGACTCAACACCAATAGATTTATCAGAAAAAATGGTGTATGTATTTAATGAACCTACAGATTATAATCGTATTGTAAGGGCGAAGGATGGTGAATGGTATATTGGATATTATAATCCCGAATATAATATTGACCCGGTTACTGGGCAATATAGATTTCCAAATCGTCAAGAATATGTATACTATACGGGAGGTAATAATCCTATTAGAGAAATTGTTTTTAGCGATGATGAAGTAACTGCCAATGTAAAACCAATGAAATGTTATCGTGTTAATATAGAAGAATCGCGATTCCCAATTGTTTTACCAGCAGATGCGTTCGATTTAAATAACATAGAAACATATATTGAAAATCCGGAATTTAAAAACGCTTTCGATGGTATCAAAGAAGTCATTTATAATGTTTTTACAAATCAAGATGAAAATGATAAATACATTGAAAATTATCTCAATGGTGTAGCAGAAAAAGAATATAGAACAAAAGAACGATTTTTTGAAATGATTCGATATATTTTTGGAGCAGAGCAATACCAAGATAATGATATTCAACCCCGTAATGAAGAAGATATCAATCCCTATGCGTTAGATATAGTGGCACCTCCTATTTTACATGGTTGTGATGTTGGTATTCGTTATATAAGAGATGGTTTGATTTATTTTACCGAACGTATCATAGAAAACACTCCCGCATTTCGCCTTTGGCTTTTAATAAATTGGAATAATATGATTAATGAAATAAATGAACTTTTAAGAAGAAGAAATATGCGACGAGATGCGGATGCGGAAATTCCAACAGGTGAAACAAATCTTGCGATTGTTCCAAATAATAACATTATTCCACCTGTTAGTGTGGGACAAATTGATTTGATATTAAGCCAACCACCAACAAGACCTAGAGCACCTTCTAACCCACAAGGAAGAACAGCAAACACCGAGGAACAAGAAGAAGCACGGGATTTTGTTCGTGGTGTGAATGAACGAGGTGCGAGGCTTCAAAATGATAGACCTCGACCAAACGATTTGTATGATCATTTAGAAATATCGCGTGACGCAACGCAGGAACAAATTAAAACCGCTTATCGTCGGTTAGCTCGACAGTGGCATCCTGATAAAAATCGAAATAATATCGGGGAGGCAACCGCGAGATTTCAACAAATTTCACTAGCTTATAGTGTTTTATCTGACGACAGAAAAAGGGCTCGTTATGATTATAATGGGTCAATCGGTGGAAAAACAATTAAGCATCGTAAAGGAAGAAGAAAGGGAACAAAATACATCAAGACCAATAAAAGATACAAGAAAAAAATCCCTCGAAAAACAATTAAAAAACACCAAAAAAAATCATCAAGGAAAAGAAAAACTCGTAGAAAAAACTAATATTTTTTGTTTTTAGATATTATAATATTATAAAGCAAAGATGAAAAAAATATTAGTTACTGGTGGTTCGGGTTTAGTTGGGCATGGAATACAATCTATTGTAGGTGAATTTGGCGATAAATACGAATTTATTTTTGTTTCATCCAAAGATTACGATTTATATAATTTCAAAGAAACGAATCAAATGTTTGAAGACATAAAACCCAAACTCGTGATTCATTTAGCCGCAAATGTAGGCGGTTTATACAAAAACATGAATCAAAAAGTAGACATGTTGGAAAAAAATCTAATGATTAATTACAACGTGGTGAAATGCTCACATGACCATAAAGTAGAAAAACTGGTGGCATGTTTATCAACCTGTATTTTCCCCGACAAAATAGAATACCCCATTGATGAAACCATGTTACATAATGGACCGCCACATGAATCCAACGATGCGTATGCTTATGCGAAACGTATGTTGGAAGTTCATTGTAGCGCATATCGTGCGAGTTATGGCGACGATTTTGTATGTATTATTCCCACCAATATATACGGGCCACATGATAATTTTGATTTAGAAAACGCGCATGTATTACCAGCTCTTATACATAAATGTTATTTAGCCAAATTGTATGACCAGGATTTTGTTGTTCGAGGAACAGGAAAACCATTGCGACAATTTATTTATTCACAGGATTTAGCGTGGCTCATTATGATGGTTGTTGAAAATTATAAAGGTGATAATATTATTTTGTCGGTAGATGAAAACCAGGAAGTCAGTATAGAATGCGTGGCGCGGACAATAGCGCGATGTTTTGATTATGAAGACCGAATCGTATTTGATTCAAGTTATAGCGATGGACAATACAAAAAGACGGTGACAAATCATAAACTACAACAACTTCTTGGCCATGAAAACAAGTTTGAATTCACTACAATTCAAGATGGTTGTAAAAAAACGGTTGACTGGTTTATCAACAAGATGAATATTGTGTAATTATTGTATTCAATATTATATTCATATATATATAATATTCAATGATAAACCCCGAAAACCTAACCAAATCCTCATCCACACCCCCCAAAAAATCATTTGAAAACGGATTATTCATATTTCGTCGTGATTTTAGAATTACCGATAACAATGGATTAAACCAAATGGTTTCCATGTGTAAAAATGTATATACCATATTTATATTCACACCCGAACAAGTAGGAAGCGGCAATGCCTATAAATCAAATAATGCTGTTCAATTTATGATTGAATCTTTAGAAGATTTATCCGCGTCAATATCACAAAAGGGTGGGCGTCTATATACCTTTTATGGTAACAATGAAACAGTGGTATCCAATTGTATTAAATATTATCATATTGATGCGATAGGATTTAACGCCGACTATAGTCCATATGCTGTAAAGAGGGATGACGCTATTATCGACCTTTGTGAAAAACGGGGTATAGAATGTATTCTAACTGGCGATTATTATTTACATGAACCGGGGACAATTTTCAATGGCTCGGGTACCGCATATCAAAAATTCACTCCTTATTATGAGACGTGTATGAAATACCCGGTGGAAAAACCGGTGCCCCTGAAAAAACAGATGAAATTCACCAAAAAATCGGGGACACCTCCCGGGAATCACTTGATTTCTCTCAAAGATGCCTTTTTCAAATTCACAAAAACAAATGAAAATATATTAATTGGTGGAAGAAAACAGGGGATTCTGGCTTTAAAAACCGCATTAAGAACTCAAAATCATTATCCTTCAACCAGAAATAATTTAGATAAACCAACTAGTAAATTATCCGCATATATAAAATTTGGATGTCTCTCTATAAGAGAAGTTTATTGGGCATTTAAATCAAAAAATTATCATGATTTAAATCGACAACTCGTATGGCGTGACTTTTATATGAATGTTTTGTACAGTTATCCGCGCGTCTTGGGTCACCCCATGAAACCTGCGTATTCAAAAATAAAATGGCATAATAATTCGCGATGGTTAGACGCCTGGAAAAACGGAATGACTGGTTTTCCCGTCGTTGATGCGGCTATGCGTGAACTCAACACAACTGGTTTCATGCATAACCGCGCCAGATTAATTGTGGCATCTTTTTTAGTGAAAACCCTTTTAATAAATTGGAAGGAAGGAGAGAAATACTTTGCCACGAAATTGACTGACTATGACGTGGCATCAAATAACGGTAACTGGCAATGGGTTGCCGGTACCGGTGCGGATAGTCAACAATATAATCGTATTTTTAATCCCTGGACACAATCGGAGGAACATGACCCTAAATGCGTTTATATTAAAAAATGGATACCCGAATTGAATCAGCTTGACCCAAAAATAATACATGAATGGTATAAACATTGGGACCAAAATAAAGATATAAAATACGTAAAACCAATATGCGATTTTAGTCAACAGAGAAAACTCGCACTTGAAATGTATTCAGTTGTGTAAGGAAGGTTATCATGAAATATTATTTATCCACTAAGATTTCCTTGGCAATAGAGCGGATTATTTTATTATAATTCTTTTGTGCCTTTTCTTTATCTGTTTCACCTAAGCTTTGGTCTATTAATTTAGTGTACAAGTCGCTCTTTTTATGATTCGGGTCTTTGTATTCCGGATTTGCTTTCGCCCAAAGAGACATTTGCTTGACATTCTTGTGTTCAATCGCCTTGATTGCTTTTATCATCTGTTCTTTATCATCGTCTTTATGCCAAGTATCATTGTTCTTGACATGAATAACCTCCCTTTTTAAATCACTACAGTGAATCGGTCGTTTACTTATATCTAATTGGTTTAATCCCTTGATTAAAATATTACTTATACCACCACAATACCCGAGAGGACCGAAATTTTCAAAATCAGTCAAGGTTAGTATCAACGATTCCAAGAAATCACTCAAATTCAACGCATCTTTACAGGTCTCATTCAAAAATACATTCAGGTTGAATTTGTTATTCGTATTATTTTGAGTAATGTTATTGGTTACATTCCGGTCTTTGCTCATTTCAAGCATTTGTTTATTCTGTTCAAGTATGAGCTCCTTGAATTCCTGGTTCTGTTTCAAAAGCTCCATAATCAAATCCGTGGAATATTGATTGTTTTCTACGGGTGGTTCTTCTTCCACATTCATTGTTATGTTTTCTGGTTGTTTTATTTCACACTTTTTTTTGTGATACCATAAACCAACACGAGATTTGTATGTTTTATTACAAAATTCACAAGTATGCTGTTGGGAATTTTGGGGATTTTTTGTTAAAGATTTGTTAAAAGCTGTTAAATCCACGTTTTTTAGATGCTTTTTTGTTAAAATATGTTTATTGTAATCTTTTTTATTATGTGTTTTGATGTTACAAAAGCAGCATTCATAAATTATGTTATCTGGATGGGATAAAGGGAGGACATTTGTTAAAGACATGTTATATATTTTGTTAACATAAAATTTCCCTAAATCCTTTCCTAATTAAAATATAAATTTATGCTCACAAAATTATGCTCTCTTGGAAAATTCCACGAAAAATACGGGTGAGCTTTATGCTCTAAAATGACTAAAAAAACGTGTTTTTGAAGACCAAAACCCCCTAATTTTCAAAAATGGACATACCAAAAATGTCCATTTTTACTTTTTCCATTTACTTTTGTTTGAAAATTACAATTTTTAAATTATAGAATCTTCGATAAATTGTAAATATATTATATAATTATAATATAATATGTTTCCTAGAATACTGGTTGCTTGTGCACTACTGCCATTTTCATATGCCGCCAATATTATATATGTATTAGCCTATTCTTGGACCCCAGGGTTTTGTTTTATAAATAACCCGAATTATCCAGGCTGTTTAGAACCCAAACCTTATTGGCTAGAAAATTTTACACTACATGGACTATGGGCACAATATGATACAACCGGGTATCCGTCTTATTGTTCTACTGAAAGTTTTGACCCGAATATACCTATTGAAATTGGTTGGACCACAATGACGACGTATTACCCTGATGTAAAATATGAAGAAACTGACCCCGACTATGATAGTTTTTGGGAACACGAATGGGATAAACACGGGACATGTAGTGAATTATCGCAATACGATTATTTCCAACAAGCGATTTCTCTCGTAGAAACATTTACTACACCTGAAATCATACATCAATATATAAATACAACCAATTCATTATCAGCCAACGCAGCCCGTAATTCTTTTGGCGGGCCGACCTATACAGCATTACAATGTAGCGATTCGAATATTCTTACAGGAGTGTATACTTGCTGGTCCCATTCACCGGTATTACAAATAGAATGTCCGGCATCTGTACAAAAAGAAGACACATGTAGTTCTCAATATTTAACGGTGGTATCCCTATAAAATATTTACAATTACGAAATAAAATAAAAAACAGTAAAATAAATAAATTTGTTTATAATTATAATATATATGTATCGAAATTATATTAGTAACCACCCAATCATTGTATCTATACTTTTATTTTTAGTCATATTTGGAACATTTCATTATTGCCAACCCAGTTTTTTATATAATCCAGACGGAAGTATTCGCCAGTTCGGTGTTGGATATAGAAACAAGACAATTTTTCCGGTTTGGTTATTGGCAATTATTTTAGGAATATTGTCATATTTGTTTGTCCTGTTTTATTTAGCACAACCTAGGCTACAATTTTAAAATCAAAATCAAAAACAAATGAACTAACTCATGGTATATGTTGTTGATGTTGCCTGTTGGTTTTGTTGGTTTATTTTTTCCTGTTCTTTTTCAAAAACAGCCTGATTTTCTAAAATAGATGTTAATTCTTTACTACAACCCCGAACAGCAATATTATATTGAACAACACTCGTCACTAAAATGGCAGTATTAATATACCACATTGCTTCACCGATGTTGTCTCTTAATATAACAGTCTTTAATAATTGTTCTTTTAAATCCATAGATTCAACATTATTATCATTTTGATATTCGGGTTTCATTAATGGTGTTAATGTAGCTAAACTTTCCAAAAAGTTTTCAGGAACAATTTGGTTAATAATAATAGATGTGTTGCCACATATTTTTATAATTGCGTCAGCTACAGATTGATATTTTTTCTTATCTTCATCAGATAAATTATCTTGTTTCATTATATTTTCAATATCTGGATTTATCAACATTTTAGTCAAAATATCATTTGCTTTAGCAGATACAAATAAATAGCCAATTACATTTGAAAACGCGGATTTAAAACCAGGAAAAACAATTAAAACGGCAATCAATAATCCAAAAATGAAAATCCATGGAATAATTGTAATTATAAATCCCGCACCGATGTTACTTGAAATACTTCCACCACAGGTATTGACTATATAGTTTATATTAATAAACAATTGTGTTATTACAATTAAAATCATATAAGTAATTACTGAATAATTATTTTTTGACGTATAATTATTCATTTCATTTATATCTTTTTTTTTTAATGTTTCATATGTTATTTTAGGTTTAATAACAGCATAATAAAAAAGAGTAACAATTATAAATACAAATACCGAAAGATACGAACTGTTCATATATTATGTATATTGTGTATAATTTATTTTGAAATAATAAAAGTAATTATTATATAATTTATGAACTTTAACGATTTTTCTAAACCAACCTTAATTGAACCTGGTGTAAAATTTTTTTTAAATCAAACATTAAAACAATGTCACGAATTTAAAAATAAATACAATAATATCATATTCAATATATCATTGGCAGTTGGTTTTTTTCTACTTTTAGGAACAATTCTTCTTTTTAAATACAAGGGAAAATTAACTCCTTCTGAAAAACAACGAAAAAACCAGGAAAAACAGCAATATGTATTATCAAAAATCCGGAATTATCAGGAAACCAAATTAAGAGCACAACAATCATTAATCACCGGTTTACCTCAATGGGACGATGAGCATACCCTTTTACATCGAAAAGTGTAATACAAAATATAATATAAACATTGTGATAAATAGACTTCCTCTATAAAAAAATATTTCTTGTTCATTGTATTTGTATGTTTCACAACCATAATTACACAAAACCCTCAAAATAAATCCCAAAGGTCCTGGACTATATTTACGTAATCGTGAAATACAAAATTCCCTGGTTTCTTCAAAGGTGTCGAATGGGTCTATAATACTATCTATGATGACACTATTTGTACCATAATCGATGCCACAAACAACAATTTTCGCATCTAATTCCTTTGCCAAAACATAAAAACCGGTTTTCCATGTTATAGTTCCACCCGAAGGAAAAAGAATACGACAAAATTTTTCTCTATGTTGTAGTGATAAAATTTCATTTTTTACAAATCCGCCCTTATTCGTTATTTGTATACACCAATCCGGAAAATATGGAGAAGGACCACGAGCATACACTTGAGGATTCTTTTCTCCAAAACACTTGAATGCGTTGTATAAGATGTACCCGTCAAAAAACGGTGTTGAATGTGCGGCAATACATATTTTCTTGGGACTATTTAGGAACTCTTTTTCAAGTTCGGTAGTTGAATATAAAAATTTCCAATTATGTATCATGTGTATTATATTATATCATATACATGTTATTTCATTAAATAATTTGCATATAACATTATGTCCATGGGTAATATCTAGGAATATTTTTTAAATATCAAATACCGATAACCAAATATATTTGTTATATGATGGTAAATAAAATATCACTAATTTATAAGTAATATGGCAGAAATCGTAGATATTGAAAACATAGATGAAACCAAGAAGGAAAACAATGAAAATCCTCTACACGACGCAACAAATAAATTTTACCAAATAAAATCAAAATATGAGGAAGATTATGAAGAAGAAAAAAAAGAAATCATGTATGGTACTAAAACGAATAAATTAAGTTGGAAAGACAAACGTTTTGAATTCAAAAAACTTGTTCCCAAATGTGTAAATTGCCAACGACGGGTGGGTTCTATTTTTGAAACCAAAGTAAATACTGATTTTGAAAGAGTATTAAAGGCAATGTGTGGAGATAGAAAAAATCCTTGTCCATTTAATATAGAAATCAATTTAGGCATAACCTATGATTTACGAGATTTAATGAATGAAAATGAAGAAGAAACAAAAAAATTCAAGAATCAAATTATATTGGATAAAAATGATTTTTTATTTGGATATATTGATTCTGAACAAGCTGTTCAAAAATTTGATGAAATCAAAGATGAAATAAATGGTTCAATCGAAAGCTCCGAGTATTACATGTCATTGTTGAATGACAAAATCTATAACTTAGATAAAAAAAATAATTTAAAAAAAATACAAACCGAGGTATATACAAATATATCAAATATTAAAAAATACGCGGATGAATACAAGAAAACTCATAATAAACAATTCACGAGTGACATTGCGCGTATATATCATGAAGATATGATACCTCGTTTAAATGAAATCATGAAGGAAAAATATGCGGCATCTTATGTTGATAAAGAGAATAATATGAATCTCTTAGTTCAAGAACCGATATCTTTTGAAAATGTAGAATATACTTTAGGTGACGCAGGAGTTATTAAAATGAAATTTGGAGTATTATCTTCCTCGGGTAAAAAAGAAAAGTCTCGTAAATCAAGAAAAGTCGAACCCAAAAATGTTTCAAAGAAAAAGGTAGTTATAGAGGAAGGCGCAACATTATCCCTATAACATTATCCATATATCCCTATAAAAATAATATTTTAATAATATATATAAATAATGTCAGCTACAAAATATATATCGATTCCTGTATTTTTGTGTAGTTTAGCGTTTGGTCTTTTTTTTGTGTATATTATGGGTCCGGAATTAAAAGAGGTATATATGTATCCTACTCCTGAAAATAGTGATACCATACAATACCGTGACAAGGCGGATAATTGTTATATGTATCAAGCAAATGAAATAAAGTGTCCACAGGATAAATCAAAAATAAAATCGACTCCAATACAAAGGTAAATGCGAATTTATTAAAATATTCAATATAATTTAGGTATTTGTATAAATAATAATCGAATATAAATATATGCTAAGACTATCTAAATTTTTACATAGTGAAACGGGAAGAATATTAATGTCAATCATTTTAGGACTAGGTTTAGCCACATTATTTAGAACAGTTTGTAAGGGTAAAAACTGTATTATTTACAAAGCGCCACCTATAGATGAAATAGATGACAATATATATAAATTCGGCGATAAATGTTATACATACAAAAACGTTTCTACCAAGTGTGACAAAAGTAAACAAATAATAGATAATGAATAAATTCACAGTTTTGCGTATCTTGTATCATTATAATAATCAAACTATATTATAATAATATGTCCGGGGATACCACAAGTATATTAGACTTACCTACGGATCCAACTGGGGGTGGAACTATAGGCGGAAATGTATCGTTTTCAATTAATGAAAGAATGCCCGCAGACGGTAGTAACCAACAACAAACTCCCTCATCCGGAATGAGTTTAGACCAAACTACAATTAATCAATTAGTGAGCGGATTACAGCACGCTAGTTCTACTGGACTCACCCAATTACAATCTAGGGATATTCCAAGAAATACGGATGGTATTGTACAAGACCCAACAATACAGCCTAATTATATTCCTCCAACTCCAGCTGAATCACAAGATTATATAAGAGATTACCAGGAAAACGAAGATATTATAGCCGAATATAATAAACAACATGAAAGAATGAGTAATATGGACCAAATATATGACGAAATACAGACACCTTTATTATTATGTATATTGTATTTTTTGTTTCAATTGCCTATTTTTAAAAGATTATTGTTTAAATATGCACCCGTTTTATTTTTAAAAGACGGAAATGTAAATATTTATGGCTATTTATTTACGAGTATTTTATTTGGAGTCATGTATTATATATTATCAAAGACAACGACATTATTTGGTACATTTTAGCGTATTATTTATAATATATTTTTTATGTATAAATAATAACAATAATAAACCATGAATCAAACCGAACATCAAATTATAAAAAATACAATTACAGAATTAATTAACAATATTTCATTTTTAAAAAACAAACAAAGAGAGAAAATAAATATTATTTTAGACAGTGGTTTGTTTAATGGAAGTTATTTAATTGGTTCATTGTATTTTTTGAAAGAACTTGAAAATAAAGAATACGTAAAAATAGATAAAATATCTGGGTGTAGTATTGGTTCTATTATTGCGGTATTATATTATGTTGATTTATTAGATTCATGTAACGATATTTATAATATGGGGGTTGATGAATTAATAAAAAACAATATATTTAACGTAGACATCATTATAAATGTATTAAAAGAAAAACTACCCGATAATATTTGTCACCTGGTTAATAAAAAACTCCATATTAGTTATTATGATTTGAAATTAAATAAAAAAATAGTAAGAACAAAATATAAAAATAAGGATGATATTATAGAAACAATCAAACGGTCTTGTTCTTTTCCACTGTTATTGAATGGAAATATTCTTTACAAAAACAGATATATAGATGGTATTTTTCCATATATTTTTCCAGAAAGCAATATAAATAATATAAAAACTAAAAATTTATTCATCGATTTGTATGGTTTCGACAAAATATGGCACGCTCTTTCAATAAAAAATGAAAAGACAAATTTTCACCGTGTTCTTGCCGGATTACTTGATATTCATTTGTTTTATATTAAACAAACCCCGACATCTATGTGTAGTTATACGAATAAATGGACATTCATAAATAAAATATATTACCATTTTATAAGACAGTTTGTTGAATATATTTTATATATCATTACGTATATATACTATTTTATAAAAAACAATTTGACATCTGTACAAACAAGAATATATTTGAAAAAAATATTCATCATGATTTTTCAAAGAATTTTAAAATGTAATACATCTAGATTATAATATGTATATCATTATCTAAAAAAAGAAACCTCGTTTTTTTTGTATGATTTTATTATTTTTTCGAGTTTTACTATTCTTCTTATTTTGTTTACGTAATGTTTTTACATATTTGTTTTTGAGTTTTCCATAAGTTTTGGTTTTTACTTTTGCGATTTTTATATCGGCGGGTCTATAAGATAAAAACCACTCTTGGAATTCCTTACTATCTCGATTTTGTTTTAATTCCCTGAATTTTTGTGCTTTTACAGACCTAATTTCTTCAATTGTTTTTTGATGTCCATAACAATTGATATTAAACCTTTTTAAAAGACCTTTTTGACTCAATCTATTTTTTTGTTGTAATTCAAATAAATAGTTTGCCATACACAAAATACGGTCTACATTATAGTACTTTTTTTCAGCATATACAAAAGCCAAATAATAACTCAACATGGTATCGATAGTCGCTATTTTTATTTTCTGTCCTTTTACCGTGATTTGATTATAACTATGACAAGCAATTGGCTCATATATAAAAGCAATTGTATCTTTACCAATCATAATTTGGTAATTTTTTGGAATAACATCGCCGATTGCGTCGTTTACTAGAATACGCGCATTTTTTACATCAATATCTTTTAATCTTTCCACCACGATTTCAGAAGTTAATCCGGCGTCTTCGGAAATGACATCAAAATCCGGGATTTTCTTGACTTGATGATGTATTTCTTTTGGCATATACTTGGCATACATTGACATGGCATATCCACCGAAAAATACAACAGACTGATTGATAAGTGTATTTTTTACATTATCATAAATTTTGGCTTCCTTTTTATCATCATACATTTCTCTTTGAAAATCTATTTCCATACAATTTTCGGTTTTAAGTGGATAGTTTTTATTCAATAGAGTCAGTCGTTTTAATATCTTTTCCCAACGCGATATATCTCCTGCTGGACGACTCAATTCAAGATACATGGACATTCTTAAAAAATTTGGAGGGGCGTATAAAATACCGCCGACACTTATACTTTCGCGTTTAATACTTTTGTATAAATCAACGTGTAACAATGTAATATCCGCAATTGGAATAAAATTTACAAACACTTTATAGGTTCCGTGATGTACACCAGATTTTGTTTCAACCTCTGGGAAACCTGCTTTAAAATACAAATCCGCCAATTCTTTTGCGTCGTTTAACGCATTTGGACTAAAAAAATCATAATCAGGGATTTCAATGTCTGTATCATAAAATTGTTCTTGTTTAGGAAGTATATTATTAATAGCAGTACCACCATAGCAAATAAGACTTTTTTTCTTGATAAAGTTTTCAACAATGGTTAAGATTTTGGAAATATCCGGAGAATTAACAGCCTTTTTACGAACCATATGTTGTGCCTTGTCAACAGCTGAACGTAAAATGGCTAATTCACAATCTTCAAATGACATATTTTTATCACATAATTTATTCATATTTTCCTAGATATATTATCTAACATATGTAAAGATAATATATTTATACATTTATTCACTACATATAATCCCTAATCTCTCAACCAACCCCTTCAATTTCCAAAAACAATTCCCTTAAATTGTGTAACTATAATTTTTAGTAGAAACTGTTCGTGGTTCATAACTCACCGCAGGATTTTGAGGAGTTGGAGATGATACGGTGATTGGAATATAACGCAGATTTTCGGGTTTCAATACAAAAGCGCAACCGGCGTCATTGAAAAACTTATTATTTTCTTGTAAATTTGCGTCATTCAACTGATAACGCATGGCAATCATTTGACAACCAGTTAATCTCGCCGCGGCAGCACTTAAATTTGGCGGATTACTACCTTTGTCTGGCATAGCAATTGTCATATTTTGTTTATTGAAAGTTTGTAGTTCAGTAAGGTCGGGTGTATTTTTAATTTCATAATTTCTAAGAGCACGCATAAATACAGAATTACTCAAAATATTTATATATTCATATAAATTGCGATTATCCATAAATGCCTTGTTACTATTGTCGACAATTAAAATAATTTTTTTGGATAAATCAAGTAATTTAGTATTTCCAAAATTGGTTTGTCCATTTTCATAACTTGTGCTAGGTCCCATAAAATATTGGTCATACGTGTCAAAAATCTTTGCTAAATTTTGAAACATTACTTGATTGGTACTTTTAATTCTTAAATGAATTAATATGGGGTCATTTGGGTTAGGGGCACCAGTATTTGAAAAACCATAATTTACAATAATTTTCATCGCATCTATAAAAGGAACCGTATTGTATGTTTCCTTAATATAATAACTATCGCTTGTAGAAGTTGCGATAACTGGCTGTTCATTCACAGAGTAGATTTCAAAATCAAGTCCTCTACATCCTTGTTTAAGAACATTTGTTAAATTACAAGTATTTACATAATCATTTTTATAGGAACCGCCACTACAACAATTATACGCAGTTTTGATATAATAATCTTTCAAAGTGTACTTTGAATTAGGGTTCGAAGAACTAACAGATTGTAATTTTCCATTAATGGTTCCATACATCTCATTCATATAATTACACTCACGAATCATTAAATTTTTGATGTATAAATAATAACCAATAAATGACAAAACAATAACAATCATAAATATAATACTAATTTGTAGAACCGTTTCATCCCTATTAAATATATTTTTCATTCCTTCTTTGACTATTTTATTCATATCCATATTTTAGTAGTATCTATTATATAATAATAAAAATATTTAAAATTGTTAAAGTATTTAATATATTAATAAAAAATAATTAAAATCAGTTAAATATAAATTTATTACTATAATATAATAGATAAATGAGTGGAGGATTAATACAATTGGTTTCGGCAAGTAATCAAGATATTGTTTTGACCGGTAATCCAAGTAAAACATTTTTTAAATCGACATATCATAAATATACGAATTTTTCATTACAAAAATTTAGACTTGATTTTGAAGGAGCCAAGACTTTGCGTTTATCAGAAGAATCTAATTTTACATTTAAAGTAAAGCGTTATGCGGACCTTTTAATGGATTGTTATTTGAGTGTAGATTTGCCTAATATATGGAGTCCTATATTTCCCCCAAACACGGATGACGCTAGTACAGAAAATAATACAGGGGCATGGATTCCATATGAATTCCGGTGGATTGAAAATATTGGAGCACAAATGATATCGCGAATAACGATTACTTGTGGAAACCAGACATTACAAGAATATTCGGGGGCCTATATACTTGCTATGGCGCAGCGCGATTTTTCAGCGGAAAAGAAGGCTCTTTTTGATAAAATGATTGGAAATGTGCCTGAATTAAATGACCCGGGAAATTCGGGTAGTCGGGTCAATTCATATCCAAACGCGTTTTATACTACAAACCCTGCCGGGGCGGAGCCATCGATTCGCGGTAGAACATTATATATTCCGCTGAATTCGTGGTTTACTATGAAAAGCCAAATGGCGTTTCCTTTAGTGGCTTTGCAGTATAATGAATTACAAATAAACGTTACTATGCGACCAATACAAGAATTATTTCAAATACGTGATGTTATGGATAGCACGAATAATTATCCATATGTAGCACCAAATTTTAATTTGTATTATATGCAGTTTTACCGATTTTTACAGACACCTCCAGATGTTGGATTGGGAGTTAATTCGTATACAGACACCCGTACATTATGGAACGCGGATATTCATTTGAATTGTACATATTGTTTTTTATCAAACGCTGAATCGCGTATTTTTGCGTTGAATGAACAAAAATATTTATTCCGGCAAGTGAGACAAAATATTTTTTATAATGTAACTGGTCCAAATAAGGTACAATTAGATTCGATTGGTATGATATCAAATTACACATTTTTTTTACAAAGAAGTGACGCAAATTTACGAAATGAATGGAGTAATTATACTAACTGGCCTTATAATTATTTACCATATGATTTAGTACAAGCTCCAACCAGTGGGGATTATAAAATTACTAGGACAAATCCCGATGGTACAACAACTGTTGTATATATTGGTCCAGGTGTAAACGCTGATGGAAAATTAACCGGGTGGTTGTTGACCGGTAATTATAATTTAGAAAACGAAAAAAATATATTAGTATCCATGGCGTTATTGTTGGACGGTTCATATCGTGAAAACGCACAGCCAGTAGGTGTGTATAATTATGTCGAAAAATATACGCGAACCGCGGGTAATGCGCCGGATGGGTTATATGTGTATAATTTTTGTATGAATACATCACCATTTGATTTACAACCATCAGGCGCGATTAACATGAGTCGTTTTACAACGATTGAGTTCGAATTAAATACGATTGTACCGTCATTGGACCCTTATGCCCAATCACTGGCAATATGTGACCCATCAACTGGTCAAATTATTGGAATTAATAAGCCAACATGGAGAATATACGATTATAATTTTAATCTGGTTGTTTTTGAAGAACGAATCAACATGGTAACATTTGTTGGTGGAAACTGCGGTTTAATGTATGCTACTTAAATCTAGGAAATTTTTCAATGAAAAAATAAAAAGAATACATATAAAAAATAAATAATATAAAAAGATTTTACTAATTATATTATTCTAATCAAAAGAAAATGACCACAATTGAAATGAATAATGATGCCATTATTACAAAAGACCCCCAAACAAATTTATATACGTGTAGTACTTGTAGCTATTATACGCCTTTAAAAAATAGTTATATAAAGCATTTAAAAACTGATAAACATAAAATAAATACAAGTCCATTGGAGTGTGGTCAATGTAATAAATTATTTTATACAAAAATCTCTTATAATAATCATGTGAAATCTTGTATCATTCAGGATAGCAATCAACCCGAAAATATGAGTGATTGTGATGGTGAAAATGAAATTCTTATAAATGACAACGATGATGATGATGATAATAATGATGATGGTGAAGAACCAGACGAGGAATTGAGTTTATTATTAACAAAATTTGGAAACCAATATGATAAATTGATGATTAAATATATAATAATGTTTTTTTTACATATAAAAGAAAATATGTTATCATTTAACCTTTTACTGATTTTTGTATTATTTATGTGGAATCATTAAAAGCAAATGCTCCATCATCTATGAATTCTCCACTAAATGTGGTTCTTACTGGATATTTCATCATTAACGATAAATTTCCAGACGGATAATATTTTTCTTTAAAAATATTTTCTTCTAAATCAAAATTGGATTTCCACATGTCGACCCCCATATTATATTTTGCTGGTTTTGCTCCAGGGTCAATATATGTAGCACTTTTGGTAATATCTTTTGTAAATGTACTCATGACTGGTTTTATGTCAGTTGTTTGCTCTTTTATTTCACGATTATAAACTGGAGGTGGGACACAACCATAACAATCTACATCCGATACACAATCTTCTCCTGTTATACGACAACGCCCGGGCGGTCCACATATATTTTTACATGTATATTCCGTAAAAGCAGGATTTGGTAAATTCACACTATGTGTGGTATCTGGTCCTTCTTTAATCGCTGACATTTTTGTAAATGCTTCTTGAATGTAATTGTTTTTAAATAAATAATTTGTCCAGTAGAAAATGATAATAACCGACAAAAGAGTGGCGATTCCATATATGAATAAATTTATTTTCATTTATGATAAATAAAGAAAATAATATTTTTATTTCAAAAAATCAAGTATTCTGTTTATTAGATGAAAATATAATATTACATAATAATATAATCTTAAATAATAATATGAGTAAAACTGTTCAATCAAATACATCTGAAATTGATAAAAAAAAAAAAGAAACACAACCAAATAAAGTTGTCAATTATGAAACTACATATAATTACGGAAAATCTTTATTTAGCCAAATTTTCAAACTTGGAATTGTAATAATTATTGGTACAAGTATAGTATATAGTAGTAAAGTATATCAAGCAAATATTATTCCATTTGATATAAAGTATTTTCCGTTCACAAATATAATAAATCCAAAATTTAAAGATGCACAAGAAGAAACAAATAGTATTAATATATTTAAAACAGACAATAGTGTTTACTCGACACATATAAAATTTCCTATTGAAGAAAATCAAAAAATATTGAATGGGAGCTTGCTGGATTATTTTAGAAAATTAAAAAATAAAAATGTTTTTACTTTGTACTTATTTACAGCATTACAAAATATTTTAGCAACAAACTTGTCGTTTAATAAAACTTTTTATAATACTACAACATCTATGTTTACGGAATCGGTTAATATTTTTTTGACGCCTTTGTTATTTATTTTATGGTGTATATTGATGTATTTTGTAAATTTTATAAATATCATATTTAATTTGATAAAAAATATAACTTTATTGTTCAGTATAAATAAAAATACTTCTCCTGGAAACGAAAATAAACCGCCTATTTGGGAATTTGGAAATAAAAAGATTATCATGTCGACAAAGACAAATATATTCTTATTTTTAGTGTATCTTTGTCTTATTGGCATGTTTATCATGTTTTTTGGTATTGCTATGGTATTTCCAGTAATTTCATTGATTTGTTTAATTTATTGTTTTGTTCTTCCTCTTTTTATGAAAGCAAAAAATGTAAAAAATGTAGATAAACCATCGAAATATGACTTTAAAAATGCACTATTGGATGTTTTAAAATATAAATCACAAATAATAATGTTGATTATTGCCTTTTTTGTTATAAAGGGTGCGAATGATTTTTTTGGTAATGTTGCTATGGTTATTTCTATTGTGATTTTTTTAATCATGTTTTTTTTCACACCATTATTTGAAAAATACAAGTTGAATTATAAGGATAATTTATTACCAGGAACTCCTGTACCCCCACCACCGAGTAATTTGGATAATGATTTAATAACGGAAGAACAAAGTAATAAAATAATGTCAGAATTAACAAAAATGGCGCCAATCGCAATGACTCCCGCAGCAATCACACCAGAAAATATTAGTGATGCTGCGAAATCTTCGGTATTGCCTGATAAGACAGAAAACAATCCAACAGAAGCCCCAAGTGAAACCACTGATTCAGTAAAGTTGCCTTACAAGACAGAAAACAAACCAACTGAAGCCCCAATTGAAACCACTGATTCAGTAAAGTTACCTTACAAGACAGAAAATAAAACAGATACACCAACTACAATGTTTGGTAAACTTAAAAATAAATTAGACAATTTTGTTGAGGATAAAGTTATGCCTGAAGTAAAATCAATTGAAAATAGTGTCGAAAAAAACGTTAATTCAAAGTCTAAAGCAACTGAACTTTTAAAAAAAGTCGCATCAGTTAATCCACTGGCCAGATTAGCTGTTAATACGGCGGTTAAAACAGCTGATAAACTAGCGGATAAAGTATCCGATAGAGTATCTGATAGAGTTTCAGATAAAATAGCGAATAAAGTGGCTGATAATGTCGTTGGTGGAAAAAAGAAAAAATGAAAAAACACATCTTTAAAATAACAATATTAAAAAGAGAATAAAGATAAATCAATATATACTGAGTAAAGACAGTTATATACATGGAAATACAAAATCAAATCCAAGAGCCAATCCAACAAACACAAATCCAAAATAATCACCATATATTTAGTGATTACAGGAATAATACGTTTCTAAAAAGATGGAATATCGAATTATTGGATTTTTATAAAAAAAAAGAATACAAAAATATTCAAATCAGTTTATGTAATGACAAAATACGTATTACAATCGATAATTATAACTTTATATTGTCGAATAAATACCCGTTTTATCCTCCCAAGGTGATGATTCAAAAAAAATCTTATTTGAATTATTTGAAATACCCCACGAGTGAAAGAATACAAAATATATTACATGTACATAAAATTTCTTGTATGTGTTGTAGTTCCATTTCGAATAGAAATATGTGGAGTCCTGCGTATCAAGTGAAAAATATTTTAGATGAAATCAAACGGGTAAATCAAATTAAAAAGTATGTGAAGCACTATTTAATAGTGGATGATATATGCCAAACCAGAAATATTGATACTGAAACCATTGGAATGTTAATATTGGAATTTTTAGAATGTATACCTGTAAAATAATATCAAGATGAATGAATGTATTTTATATAATAATATATATATATTATATGAAATCTAGTAAATTTAGAAATAAAAAGCGTGGTCATTATAGAAAAACCGCAAAAACATATCGTAAAAAAAGTTTAAAAAAAAGAACTCGAAAAATGAGGGGAGGAAGAAGTGACGAATTATTTTATGCGATTGACAAAAATGATGTAAATTTAGTAAAAAGAGTACTTGATGGAGAAACGATATTATATAAAAATAAGGCAAAAGATATGATTACCGGTAAAAAAGAGACTGACATCAATGCAAGAAATAAAGACGGTTATACTCCATTGACTTATGCGATTAACAAAAAATGTAATAATAATACCACCCCTCAGTCAAGTTCAGAAATTAAAAGTAAATGTAATAATGATGTAATTAAATTATTGATTGAGCGGGGCGCCGATGTTAATTTTCCAAGTATAGGTTATCATATAGGCGAAAATATTATTATTCCTGGGATGAATCCAGATACTTATCGTGGCAGTACTCCATTAATAGACGCAATTAATAATAATTTAGATAGAGAAATAATTGAATTATTAATTAAAAAAGGCGCTAATGTAAATCAAGAAAATTCTTATAGGTATACACCATTAGGAGAAGCTTTTGATCGTGGGGCTAAATTTGAAATATTTGAATTATTAATTAATAGAGGAGCGCGTATATCTGAAACACTGTTATATAGTTCACTAAAATACAAATTAGATGAAAAAATAATTAAATTGTTAATCGAATACGGTGCGAATGTCGATGATTTAGTAAAACCGGGACCTAGAGAAACATTATTTACACCATTATTATGGGCAATTAAAAATAATTATAGTTTTGACATAATTAAATTATTAATTGATAAGGGCGCAACAATTTTAGTAAAAAATAAAGATGGCTATAATGGAAATGAAAAAGATGGAGAAAAAAAATATAGAAGGGTCTTTGAAGAAGATAAAGATGGCGTGACCAGATTGAAAATGCTAGAAGAATTTAATAGAAAGAATGATGGGAATGTAAGCCCATTTTCATTAATATTTCCACTGCGTCAACAAAATAAAAAAGAATACGATAAAAGAATTTCTTTATTTATTGATGCGCTAAATCTAGATGTTGATAAATATAATGTTAGTATAATTTCTTACTTTCTTAATAATCTTAACGACACCCATAGTTACGACGATAATAATAATAAGCTTGTCAATAAAGAAGCTATTATTATGCATGAAGATTATACTGATTCCCTATTAAATTCCGCACTTATAAATTTTAAAACTAACATGTATAACAAAAGAAGAGTTAAAAAAAGAGAAGATAAAAAAGATGTATTTGTGAATGAAATTGAAAATAATACCATATTTCCACATATAGATCAATTAAATGATGTAATTAAAATATTCATTCAAAAAAGTAAGGATATTAACAAAATGAATAAAAAAGGTGAAACCCCGTTGTCTTTGGCAATTCAATATGGTTATGACGATTCTGTAATTAATGAAATACTTAAAAAAGGCGCAACGATAGATGTAGAAAAAAAATATGATAATGGTAATACCCTCCTATGTTTCGCAGTTAAATATAATAATATTGGTATAATTAAACGATTGATTGATGTTGAAAAGGCAAATGTAAACGTCGTGAATAATGATGGTAATACCCCTCTATTATTGGCTCTTCAAAATGACGTTAATTCTTCTATAATTAAACTATTGATTGAAAAAGGTGCTGATGTAAAAGCAAAGAATAACAAGGGTGAAACACCACTTTTATTAGCTATAAATAATTATAATTATAAAAATCAATTTATAACTCTTAATGAACCCCCAATGAAAGATAGAGAAAACATTGTTAAATTATTAATTGAAAAAGACCCAAACTTTAATATAAATGACTATAAGTTTGACTACAAAAGTAATGTGGGAGGAATTATATTAAACGCTTACAACGCTTACAAAGAAAATAAGAGGAAAGTATCTGGAAATAATAATATGAATAATAATAATATGAATAATAATATGAATAATAATATGAATAATAAAAATAATAATATGAATATGAATAATACTAACGAAATAAAAATGGGGTTACCAGAAGAAAACATTATTGAATTACAAACACCAGTAAAAAATAACAATTTACCGTAAAAACAATATAAAGAATTCACATTTATTTATCATTAGGGGACACCCCCGCTGTGCTCCCATGGCTTAGTGGTTATAGCGTGCGCTTAGTAAGCGTAAGGTCGCGAGTTCAATCCTCGCTGGGAGCTCAATGCTTATTTTTCTTTTTCACTTCAAAAATGAAAAAAGTAAATAGTATAAATTATAATATAAATAATTTTTAATTACTTATATTAAACCAACTAAAATGCAAAATTTAGTAAACTTACCTTTTGTAAGCGTATGTACACCGACATTTAATCGACGTCCGTTTATTCCCATGATGATGAGATGTTTTTTAAGTCAAACATATCCAAAAGACCGTATTGAATGGGTTATTGTTGACGACGGTACAGATAAAATATATGACCTTGTTTCCAATATACCTCAAGTGAAATATTTTGGTTATAATGAAAAAATGAAGCTCGGTAAAAAAAGAAATGTCATGCATGAAAAATGTAAAGGCGATATTATCATTTACATGGACGACGACGATTATTATCCACCTGAAAGAATATCGCACGCGGTTGAGACTTTATTACAAAATCCACAGGCTTTGTGTGCGGGTTCAAGTGAAATGTATATTTATTTTAAACACATTAATGAAATGTATCAATTTGGACCATACAAAGACAATCATTCTACCGCAGCAACCTTTGCTTTTCGAAGAGAATTATTAAAACAAACGCAATATGATAATGACGCCTGTATAGCAGAGGAAACCCAATTTTTGAAAAACTATACAATACCTTTGGTCCAGTTGGACCCGTTAAAAAGTATTTTGGTTTTCTCTCATACTCATAATTCTTTTGATAAAAAAATCTTGTTAGAAAACAAAGAAAAAGATAAATTTATTAAACTCTCCAACAAAACAGTTGATGATTTTGTAAAAGACGCCAGCATTAAACATTTTATTATGGTAACCATCGACGAACACCTTGAAAAATATGAGCCAGGCGACCCCAAACATAAGCCCGATGTTTTGAAACAAATGACAGAAATGAAAGAGCGACGAGAGAAAATAATAGAAAAACACAAAATACAGCAAGAAGAATCAAACCAAAAGATGAATTCAATTGTGAATAATAGTAAAAATATAGATTATTCTAATAAATTTCAAGAACAAACTTCTTTAATTATGGAGTTGATGAGAGAAAATAGAGAATTAAAGGAAAAAATGGATTATTTAGAAAAGAAAATTAAGGATTTAATATCGAACAGAATTCAAGAAATGAAAGCGGCGACCAAATAATAAATAATAAATAATAAATAACAATAAAACCAATATAAATACATTTTTGTAATACAATACATCAACTAGCAAAAGAGAAATGCTTTACGAAGAAGATATGTTTCACCCGTTAAATCCTGAATCTCAAATCATGAATAACAATATTGTTAAAAAATTCATGGTGTCTACCACCAAAAAAGGTTTTTATTCTTTAAAGAGAAAAGTAAACAGCAAAAAAGTGAATGTAGATGTCTACGCGAGTGGGGGTTTAGGAACAAATATTCGTAACGCGATTAGCGGTGAATATTATTATGGTTATAAAGTAGGGACAACAAAGGAAGATTTATTTTACAAGACGAGTGTTTCAACAGGTGAGACTGGTAATGAGGGAGTTGTATTATTTTTTGAAAATCCTGAGCAGTATGAAAGACATTTTTATACAAATGTTGATGCCGCGGATAAAGAACGTTGGTATAGTAAGTATAATGATGCGAAACTGAAACAAAAATAAAAATTAAAAAATAAGGATATAAAAATATATACACTAATAATATAATATGAAATTTATTATATTATTTTTATTAACTACACCATTATACAGGTGTTTTCATTTTTTACATTTACATATACCTATTCAAAAAACAGTGACAACATATTATTGTATATCTCCAAATTCAAAAATACAAGGTAATGAAGAAACAAATAATTCTGGACAAGATAGACAATCCCGGGAAAGCATGATTCTCAAGACCAATCCGGATAAAAAGAGTTTAACATATAAATACCACTTTAAAGGTACTGGGATTGATGAACGATATTCAAATACAATCGATGAAATAGAATATCATACACAAATGGAAAAATTAGCGAAATTCAGCTACCAAATGAAATTACTGAAAAAACTCGAAAGTAATAAAATCGCAGAACCATGTAAATTACAGGCAATCGACGAATATAATTTTTTGTTTGAAAAACGCAAATATGTTACGAATATTGAGTCGGGTGGATTATACGATTCTTGGGAGGACTCGGGCTTTTAGTGCCTTTTTTTAAGCGAACGTCTTTTTCTATGACACTTTGAATTTTTCTTTGTTCTGCGTCTTTTGTTCTTTCTTGTTTTTTTTCCACCACCACGACTACTATTTGATTTTAAAACACGCGATGTATTATTAACTGTTGACGGTCCACGTTGAGTTGACGACCCACTAGTAGAATTTGAAAATTCTTTAGTTAAATCTTTAAATTCTTTTACGTGATACTCATCGTATTCCCTTTCATTTGGATGGTTTACTAAAAAAATATATCTTGCTTTCCTTATCTCTTTCTTATGTTGTTCATCAAAATCTCTCTTATTAACAGAACTTCGGCTAGATGATGGTGTACTATTCGGTGATATATTTTGTAAATTTAGAGGAGGAACCGTAGGTGTAACCGTAGTTCTAACAGATTGATTGTTGACATTTGTATTCCGTCCTTTTAATCCATTTATACCTTTTTCTAATTCATCTACTCTTATCTTGTCATTATTTAACTTTGTTTCAATATTTCCTAATTCATTATCAATAGTTGAAGTCATATATTAAATAAATATTTTATTTATTTCATGTTTATAAAATATTTATTCATAATTATTCACAATTTATTTCTTCACATATATTTTCATCATCAACTACAACATCATCTTCAATCCCCTCCGCGTTTTCATTGGTAAATTTGTCTAAATACCTATAAATACGATTAATATCCAATTTTGATATTTCATAATTTTCAAATAAATTCAAAATTTCGACATCATCATATTTCTCTCTTATATCCATGAAAAAAGAAAAAATATCCTTTTTATCCATTCCAAGTTGCTGACATAAATTCTGTATAAACAACAAATTATTGTATTCCGTTGAATACTTGGTGAGCACTTTTGTAAAACGCACCTCACCTGGATTGTATTTCAAGTCTTTATTATTCAAAACATCTACATTTTCATGAAACAATTTATTATTCTTAAATGTCTTGATGAGAGAACTCATTTCATTAAACTGCCAAATCTGTTTTTGAAAAGTAATGCGGTCAATATAATCCGCAAAACACATGTTATCAAGCAACTTGATATAAGTAGGAACCGATACTTTTTTATCCATTTTGTCTAAAACATCTATAATATTTTCATGCCACAAAAGCGCAACAATCGTACGGTCGGTGTCATTCATAAGAACATTGTGTTCACTCAATGAATAATGGTTATTAATCAGTTTGTGTGTTATTTTTTTCGTGTCATCATTATACGATTTGGTATGAAAAATATTTTTAATTAAATCCCCCTTCAAAACATTCTGGTTTTTCTTGTAAATTTCAAAAATCGTATTCAATTTGCGTAAATCATATTGTACAAACTGATGTATTTGTTCTCTCATGTCTTCATTTATATAAGGCATAATCATCTTGATAATTTCTATAATTTGTCTTTTGGTAGGTATTTTGAGTTCGATAGTGTTACAAACCTTCATCAAGTCTTTGATTTTCTTATCAATATGGTAATTCCCAATACAAATAATCGGGTTATTCGTATATTCCTCTAATTTCTGTTTTTTGGTCTTTTTCGGTCGTATTAATTTAATGAGACTATTAATCCCCCCTTTGTCACCACTATTCATGCCGTCGATTTCGTCCATGACAATCACTATTTTTTTCACCTTTTTTTTAAACATACTCATGATATTCCGGTCAGACATGTTGTGATTTGTAATTGTATCAATGATTGCCTTGTTACGAATATCGCCCGCATTATACCGAATCACGTCATAATCCATGCCTTTCAAAATATCCATGACAAATTGTGTTTTACCGGTACCCGGTTCACCATAGACGTAAATTCCCTTTTTAAATAACGCATTTTGTTTGTTTGATTCAAAACCCTTCAAAATATCTTTCATTTTTCTCACTTCGTGTTCTCTGTTTAAATATTTATTTATGTCTAATTCATCCATTATATTTTTATAAATATTCTTTTTATGTTGATTTTACTCATTTAACATTTGTGTAATAATATTTTTACAATTGGTGGATTCGTTGGCATTACACAAATTAATTAAAAAATGAATAAAATTCTTATAAATTATTTTTTTATAAAAATACTTTTTATTCACATTCCATAATTTGAATTTTTCTCTCATCACTTGTAAAAATACAAAGTGATTATCATTGCGAATAATGTCGCGAATATAACTATCATAGCGTTTGATAGATTTAGTAATGATGTAATGATTCTTTACATATGTTTTTTTATCTAGCCATACAAGTGTCTTTAATGGTAAAAACTGTTTAATGTATTTTTGAATGTCTTCTGGCAATTTAAGAACTAATAATAAATATTGTTTTTCTTTTTCTTCAGTATTCATTATTATAATCAACCTATATTATTATTTTGATTTTATTAAGTATTACATGGGTCACTTGATAAATTTGTAATTCCGTCCCAATTTACTCCGCATGAATTAGCCCAAGAATATTTATCACATACGGTTGGTTTATCCTGTGGAAAATTCATATCTTCATAACAAGTTCCTAAACGTTTCACATTTTGACATTTAGACCCATCACCATTGGAATTTAACCAATAATCTGGACAATCTCCCACAATGGGCGGCCAAGTTTTATTTTGGTTACTTGAAAGTGTAAATCCAAGAATTAACAATATTATAATTAAAAGAAAAATAAAGAATAATATAACCATTTTTTGAAATCCACCCATATTATACAATTACAATATAAAATAAAAATATAAATAAAAAATATTTTGTATTTAATATATAATGGAAATAACAAATAATCAATTGGCAACCAACGGAAGAGTAAATGCGAAATATCCTAAAACTAGTGATTTATTTCAAATGTATGATAAAATACCAGTGAATCAATGTACGACCTTTAGAGATCCTACTGAAGGATTGTGGGATAACACTGCTTTGTCAAAAACCTTTTTTTCAGCAGAAAATATGGGAATTATACAAAATGGAATTCGTGCGGGTGTATATAAAAAATCCAATGGTCAATATATTATTAGTGACCAAGACGGAGACACTTTGAAAATAATAATGCGAAGTATTTTTTTACAAAATGCGGCAAATCAGCCTACCAATATTAAGGGACAAGTCGAACAATTAAATCAAATGGTTTTGAATTATGCCGTAGACCAAGTATATTCAGAGGCAATTGGTTATTACAAATATATACAAGACGCATCTACCATGTATACTCCTATGGACCCACCAATCATGTCTTCCAATAATGACAAACAACTTGTATTGAAACCATGGTTTTAACCCCAACCCAACCCCAAATTCCAACAAATCAAAAATCAACAAATCAAAAATAAAAAATATGATATACATGATATTTTTTATTTAATTTCTATTCAACAATTGAAACTTATTTTTTAACTAGCTTTTTCTTTTCACCACTACTACCAGTGACAACCTTTGCCACGACTCCTTCACGCATTTTCGCATATTCCTTTTCCAAAACATCCAACTCTTTCAACCACATTTCACTGGTGCTAGTGGTTTTTACATAATCCAATTCAGCCACTTTATCAGCGTGTTCCTTGTTCAAACGCGCAACATTTTCATCAGTAACACTATCAAGTGGCAATTTGGTCAAATATTTGAATTCCTCATCATCATTCATGACTGAATACTTTTTGTCATTCAACATTTGTATGACCACCTCTTTTTTCTTGTTTCTAAAATCAATTGTTCCTGCTAGCAATTCGCTAATGTATCTGGATTTATTCGACAATACCAACAATTCTTTGCTCAAGGCATCCACCATATAATCCTTTCTTTTTTGATACAACTCCAAACGCGTTACAAAATAATCGTCTATAATGTCTTGAACTCGGTCATACTTTTTCAGCTTATCATTGGCATCAAACAAGTGCATATTTGTCGAATTATTTGTCGAAAACAACTTGAATTGTTTCTCCAGACCATTACAACCGTGGTCCAATTGTATTGCCTCTAATTCAGCCAATTTACCCTTTTGTAAAGTAATGATAAAATCAACCGATGTGTCTTTACTCATATCGTCATATTCTTTCACTACTGGAACGATTTTTTTACCGGTTTTATCGACTGATTCAGTCAAACCCTCCAAGTATTCTTTGAAATCATCTGTCCAGTAACCCACTGGTAATTCTGTAACACGGATTTTATCAACTCCCATTTTTTCATATTTTCCTTTGAATAAATATTTCCCCTCATCAGACACTTTTTGTATAGTCCCACGAAATCCTTCGTAATATGGAACAAAGTCAATATTTCCTCCTGTCAACGCACCGGAAAGTTTTTCACGAATGTATTGAATAATTTGACTAGGATTATAACACATAATATCAGTACTGAATCCAGTGCCAATACCTTTGGAACCATTTACCAATACCATTGGAATAATAGGCGCGTAAAAGATTGGTTCAACAAGTAGACCATCATCATTTAAATAAGTCAATATATTGTCATCCATTTCAGGAAAGATGTATCGCGTAATTTTATTCAGCTGAGTAAATATATATCTTTCTGATGCGCTATCTTTACCACCTTGTAATCGCGTTCCAAACTGACCATTTGGCATTAACAAATGAATATTATTGGAACCGACGAAATTTTGCGCCATACCAACAATCGCGGCATTTAAACTCGCCTCACCGTGGTGATAACCGGAATGCTCTGAAACATAACCACTAAATTGCGCCACCTTGATTTCCGTGGTCAAGTTTTTCTTGAATGCGGAATACAAAATTTTACGCAAACTGATTTTCAAACCGTCCATCAAATTTGGAATACTACGGTCACAATCGTATTTCGAAAAGTGGATTAATTCCTTATTAATAAATTCTTCGTATGTTACCATTTTGTCATTGGTATTCAAGAATGATTCACGATTATATTCACCCAGCCACAACTTACGGTCATCGGCGCGTTTCTTGTTGAAAACCATATCTATTTTATCATCACTGTCTTTACCCTTGTATTCAAAACCAACCGTCTTTTTCTTTTCAAAATATTCTCGAAATTCCTTGCCAGTACTTGTACCTAATCCCTTGTAATATTTCACAGTCCAACCTTTTCCTTGTGCGTTTGCGTTTTTCCAGGTTTCATATTCACCCTCATTATAAAACACCAATTCTTGTGTTCCTTTTCGCGCTTTTAATATAGGAGTATTCATAAACCCAATGAATCCTGGTATTTGAACTAACGACGCCCATTCACTTTGAAACAAGTTAATCACTAATCCTTTAATATGACTACCATCATGGTCTTGGTCGCACATAATCATAACTTTACCATAACGCAGCGATTTCGCAACATCTTCTGCGTTTTTATATACACGTCCGGATTCTAAACCAAGAATTTTCTTTATTTCCGCAATTTCTTTGTTTTCCGCGATTTTTTTGGTTTGCTCACCACGAACATTTAATATCTTACCTTTCATTGGATAAACCCCAATAATATTACGGTCATCAGATGATAATCCAGAAACAATACCAGCCTTGGCTGAATCTCCCTCACAAAATATAATGCTACATTGCGAGGACTTTTCAGTTCCAGCCCAATTCGCATCAATCAATTTAGGAATTCCACGAATACTTTTGGTCTTTGAACCGTCAGTCTTTTTAACCGCCTTGTTTTCCTTTACTTCCGTCAAAGCACACGCGGCATCCATGACACCCATTTTTGCGATTTTTTCAATAAACTTATCGCTAACACTACAAGTTGAACCGAATTTCGCAGACGGTGTATTCATGAAATCCTTGGTTTGACTATCGAATGCCGGGTTCTCAATATCGCATCTCAAGAATAAAATCAGTTGTTCTTTAATACTATTCGCATTCACTACTACTTTTTTCTTCTTTTCAATATACGCCACTAATTTACGAGTAATTTGACCCAAAATATATTCCACATGTTTGCCACCTTTTGCGGTATGAATACCATTTACAAAGGATACTTGAATGAATTCGTGGGTTGGAGACAGCGCCACTGCGTATTCCCAGCGTTCGCTAGAATCTTCATATGCTCGAACAGATGATGCGACATCTTTTGACGACGCACCAATATACATGTCAATATATTGTTGGAAATTCTTTACCGGAATCAAATTGGAATTGTATTTTACTTTCAAACTTTTCTCTGTAACAGCTGCCACATCGTAGACGCGTTTTTTCAACAAGGAAATAATATCGGGCGTCAACCCGGCGATTCCTAGACGCGCATAATCCGGTTTAAATACGATTTTCGTATATGGCTTTGTTTTACATTTCGTTATTTTTGGTTTTTCAATGACATCTAGATTATTTTTGAATTCTTGAAAATATTTCAAACCACGTACATGGTCAACCGTTTCAACTGAACCATAGGTAGACCATATTAATACTAATTTGAATCCAAAACCGTTCTTTCCACCAACGATTTTCTTTTCGGTTTTATCATAATTCGTGGACGTTCTCAAATGACCGAAAATCAATTCCGGAATCCATATTTTGTATTCGGGGTGTTCAGCAATATCAATACCATTACCGTCATTCATCATGACAATTGTGCCATCGTCTTGAATGGATATGTCAATATAATTTACTGGTAATGCGTTTTCCACTTTGTTTTGAATCGCTTGCTGCATACGAATCACGTGGTCGCGACAATTAACAATACCTTCATCAAATAATTTGAAAAGCGCTGGTATATAAGAAATGTTTTTTTCAATAATACGTGTTTGCTCATCATTAAGAATCCATAAATCGGTTTCGACTTTTTCAACGGACCCTATATAAGTATCGGGATTGTCTAATATATGTTGTTTGTCTGTTTTTTGTTGATATTTATTTGCTAATTCGTCGCTGGTAGTTGTCATATTGGGTATAAGTAAATAGTCTATATATGTTTAAGTCAAGGTTAGATATTATTTTGTTTCAATTTTTATATATATTTAATATTTTGTATTTTTGTATTTTTTGTATTAAGAATATAACATATAAATATATATAAATAAACAAATGTCAAATTCATACGCGTCATTATATTTTAGACCCGGTATGAATAATCTTCAATTCCCTAAAAAATGCGCAGATAAATCCCCGGCAAGTTGTTTTAAACACGAAAAAACAACTACACTTTATTTCAATAATGGTATTGTATATGAAACTCAAACGCAGAGTCAGCGTATTGCTACGATTATCAACAGTTATCCAGGCGGGCGCGTAAATTTTGGCAACGTAAATTCCACACCCATCACCTTTTTAGGAAAAACCGAGGGACAGCCTGGAGGATTAAATAGACCGTTAAGAAACAAATTCTAGAAGATTTAAAATTTTATTTATTTTAGTAATTGTTTAAATTTTATTTATATTTAGAAATAAAAATAATTATTTTCTTTATTCATTTTATAATGACTCGTTACTCAAAAGCAGCAGATGGACATTACCATATTCATGGACGTAAATTCCATATCTTGATTGGTTCAAGAGCAGAGGTATATCACGGCACTGCATTCAAGACCGCAGGTGGATTAACCAAGGTTGATTTAATCCAAAACAAGAATGGTCGTATTGTGTCAAAAGTAAAACATGCCACCGCCAAGAAGGAAAAACGATTGGTCAAGGCAGGTTATGGAACCAAGAAGGGAAAGTTCGGTTATGTTAAATTAACTGGAACTCGTAAATCAAGAAAATAAAGTATATAATCAAATAATGACAACAATTACAAATAATTACAAACAAATAAATTTAAATAGCAAATGAAAATTGACAAATTATTTTAGTTAATTTGTCAATAATTTATTAATAAAAACAATATCATACGAAATCAACTAACCGCATAACCAATCTAAACTAATAAATTTCTCGTATTTAATATAAGGCGTAAAATTATAAAACAAATATTTTTCAAAGAACCGTTTATTTACACACCGCGAATCGTTTTCCTTTACTTTTTCACAGTAAAAATCATAGACCTCATCAAATGAAATAAGGGAATCGCTGGTGCCTTTTTTTAAGCTTACCTCCGCGTAGTGAGATTTAAATATATTTAAATAATTATTCACTTCACCGGTCTTGTCCCAGAGGGAGCACGAAATATTTAGCACATATTTATGTTCCACAATTTCAATAGACGGATAAAAATGATGAATAATTTTCACTACATCATGTTCAGATATATTTCCGGTTTTCGAACTCAAATAAGACGCACTATGAGATGTTTGTACCCATTTTTTGAACAAACCGCATAATTCATCGATTTCAAAATCATTTTCAAATTTATCTAGTGGCAATATTTGAATAGTTGTATCCCAAAAATGAATAAAATCACTTACATAGGGCGTGTATTTGCTAATTATATTACAGAAATGGTCATTTTTTTCTTCGTATTGGTATTTTTCTTTTAAAAGCGTCTTCAAATGATTTGAATAAATCATATTGGGGAGGGAACATTGCGATATATAATTTTTCCATAAATAATGCATATTTTTCCAATTGATATAAGAGTTGATGCCCTCATTATACTCAACATTTTGAATACACGTATTACAAAAATTATCCACAATCACTTGTTGATTATTATTTTTGAAATATAATGTATACTTTTTGATTTCTTCGTCATCTACCTTATTATGAATATAAGACTCCGAATCGTCATATCGGTTTGAATAATGTACGGCTACGCACAACAAGTCTAGACCTATATTTTTTAAAATATTTTTCCATATATCCACTTGAATTGTATCATTCATATTTATAATACGACATTTATCGAATAAATAATTCTCGTGATATTTGGTCATGAAATTAAATGTCGGGTTTGTAAAACCAGATGTGATGTATATGATATTTTCCAATTCCGTCAATATTTTTTTCACTGACGGTTTTATAAAAAAAATCAAATCCGCATTTTTTTTCAATATATTATCACCTAAAACAGTAAGAAAATATTTCGCCTCTGCTTTTGTTTTAAATAAGGTTGACGGATACAAATGTTTTAATACATTTTGTATAGTTTCCGGTTCAGGAACGCACTTGAACAAATGACGGTCTTTGATTTGCTTTATCATATTTACCTTTGTTTTGTATTTCCATTGTATCAATACGCCGTCTTTTGAAATATTGGTCAACAATTTATGTTGTATATGGTCTTCCTTTACAGAAGCGAAGGTATTGTTGGCATATTCATAAAAACAATTATTATTGGGTAAATAATAATATCGATTTTTACTCAAGAATACCTGAATAAATATTTGTTGTTCGCTAGTCAAAAAATCATTTCTCTTGATTTTCTCCTGGTGAGTCTTGTCTTCTGTATCGAGTGTTGTTGGTAATATATTTATTAAATGATATTGAAGACGCTGTGTCATGTAGGTGTCTCCTGAATATTTTTCATATAGTTGATATACATTATTTATGGCATATGCCTTGGTGTTATCATTTATGATTGATGCGTCGGCATTTTTTATGATTGTTTCTACTTTGTTTTCCGTTTGATTCATTTTAAAATACTCTGGTAACAATTATATAATGTTGTCAATATTCCTTTAAATTAGTTTACATATATATTTTGATGTTTCTCTCTTTAACATCAAAATACAAGAACAAAATAGGTTAAAATTTTACAAATAATATAAAATAAATATGTTTATATCCATTTGTAAGGTCCATCACCTTTTATTTCCACCTCATTTTTGTTTGGTTCAACAATGAATGAGAGACGTTGACCATAGATTGTCCAGTAAAACGCACCATTCACGCCATGGACATCGAATTTATTACCGGAAATTTCACCTGCGAAATATTGGGGTTTATATATGTTTCCGTCATAAATAGGGGTTAATTGAACAGTTAGATTCGTCGCAAGTTTATCTACGTAATCCGGTAATTCAATTGTGACAGATTCATTGTTGGTGATTACACCTTTACCTCTATAATAAACTCCGGCTTCAGGTCCTTCCAAACAACCGTGAACAAGTAATTTTTCATCATCTTTTGGATGGTCAATGACGAAAGATTTTACAGAGCTCCATGAAGAACCGTTAGAAACATGTAATCCAGACGCACCTGAAATTGTCGTATTGTAATAAATTGACCCTGCTACACCAACAGATGGTGCGGTTGAATATTTTCCCACACCAATTATTCCAGTAAAATATTTGTTTCCTGAAAAGGTTTGCCCACTCGTTGTAATTATACCAGGATTTGTTGAACTAGCACTTCCAAATTGTAAATAACCATTTGAAGTAAATGTCGCACCATAAGATAATCCGGTTGAACCTACCGCAGTAACACCTTGTTTATTTGTTATAATTGTGGCCCAAGTTGAACCACTATATGTACTTCCAACTGTATTTCCTAAATATAATTGTAAAGAATTCGATGTATTATTGAAATATATACTTCCTGGATTAAATCCTCCCCAAGATGAATATGGGTCACTTGAGAAATTAGCGGCAACAATTACATCTTGAAAATATTTTGTACCTGATATGAGTTGGTCTGTATTATTTATTAAGCCAGGATTCACATTATCCGCAGGTGCTAATTGTAGGGAAATCAAACCTTCATTATTAATTAACGTCGCACCATAAGGATAACTCACATCAGCAGGTGAATCGACATCAAATAATGTAGCCCCGGTCGCACCAGTGGGTCCTCGTTTTCCAACCAACGCAATTTTGGCTCCAGCTTCCCATGTAGCAGTAGCGTCATTTATATTTTTAATGGTAATTAAATTATTATCTGTAATGGCTAATATTAAAAAATATGGCGTATCTAATGACGTACAATCAATTGTAATATAACAACCACCAGTCAAATATTTATTGTTACAATTATCTTTTATACAATATGTTGATTGAAATCCGGGGTCTAAACCATCGAATTCACGAGTTAACATGATAGTGGTGACTAATGGGCCAGGAGCTCCACAAGGTCCTGGGGGTCCTGGAGGTCCTGGTTTACATTTTTTTTTACATTTTTTTTTACATTCCTCATCATCACTACTACTATCACAATTTTTACTACTATTACTACTACAACTATTATTATGTTTATTATTTTTCTTTTTTTTTGATTCACCTAAAGTAATTGTATAACTAGACTTTTTATGATTTTTTTCCATTATATATTTAACGCGTAAAATATTTTTATATAACAACAAAATATTTTAAAAATGCTTTTTAATTAATCGGAGTTACGGTTGATGTCATTTTTATATTAAATACACTATTACTATTTGATGGATTTAAATAAACATTCACGTTATGATTTTGTATACCAGTTATTCCAGTATATAAAAAATAATCGGTAATGGTTCCTGTATATGAATACGGTGATGCTCCTACAGTAGATGTTAAATAAAATGGAGTTGTTACAGTATTTCCTGTATTACCAAATATAGTAGGATAAAATGTACTCGGTCCAGGAACATCTGTAAAATTAAATGAAATATTTGGATTTGGTGTTATTGCTGTTGTTCCTGAAATATAAACAGATGCTTGAACAGCATAAAGTTTTCCAGGAGTTAAAGACCCGGCAATCGGTATTTGAAATGCCGTATTCCCTGAAACAGATTGATTTACTAATGTTAATGTTCCATAACTACCCGCACCGACCGGTCCAGCAGCACCAGCTGGTCCAGTTGGTCCACGTTGACCTGCTAATCCTTGAGGACCCATTGGTCCTTCTCCACCCGTAGCACCAGTTGGTCCAAGACCTCTTAAATCACAACATTTTTTTGAACCTAAATATGTTAAATAGCCGTTTGATAGTGACATATATATAATTTAGTAAAATTATATTTAATTATAAATTTATATTGTATTTTTTATTTTTATTTTTATTCTTTTGTATGCTGCTGATACGTTTCATTTTTAACAACTTGGTAAAGGTGCCAAACATAATTTAATTTCTCCTAAAGAAGCTACATTATACTTTACTACTAAAGGCAAATCATTCTCTAAATAAACCTCGATTTGAGAACACAAATTGGTACATTTAATAAAATATCCTAAATTCTTCAACGAAAATTCACCCTGAATAATTTTAGATGAATCTTGTTTTAATATAAAACCGAGACTACCATCTGACTCCGCTCGATGAATCTCTGCCGACGCAAATTGACCAGAACATTTAAATATTAATTCACTACCGACCGATTTGATTTCTAATTTATCTGATATACTTGACAAATCACGAATTATTTTTTGAAAATCAGCTGATGGTAAATTAATCACTGAAGAAAATTTTACATCTGGATATTCCAATTCTTCTGTGTCTGGCTCAATTAACCGTAGCTTTTGAGTTTTACATTGTTTAATTTCACCGTTTTCAAATTTCAAGGCTAAATGAGAAACAACACCGTCGACGTAATCCCCATTTTCAATATAAATACTTAAAGTATCGTCATTATCAATCGAGTTAATCAACTTGAATAAATGAAACATGTTGACACCAATAATTATTTTTTCCTTTTTACATTCATAAAATTCGAAATTTTGAGATGCCAAATATAAATGTGCTAAAATAGTATGCGACTTGTCCATATTTATAATTCGAATACCATCTGGTTGAAATGATATATTTGTTTCTAATAAAATATCCTTTAAAGCCGTCATTAATGTTCTAAAAGGAGCAATTTGAACTGTTTGTATTGTTAATACATTTCCTTCATATGTAGTGGGCGTATTTTTTGGAGTGTTCATTATAAATATTTTTTATTAAAAATCTTTAAATACTTTTATTGTTAAATTTAAACGCGTTATAAATAATAAATATTATAAAATTAATTTTGTTTTACGCGATTTTCTTAACTTGGCGGTATTTCTTTTTATTTTATTGGCCATTCGTAAGGCTTTACTAGATTTTTGACAACCTTTTTCCAAAATATGATAATCTACGATTGATGCTTTACCTGAGGTAATCGCACTTGCTAAACGAGCAACACCCCATGACTGAGCACTTTGATTTGGTCTAGAACCGGACGAATAATACGCACCTTCTCCTTTGTTTATTATTTTTTGTAAAGAAACTTTAGAACATTTTGTTTTTCTAGCCAATTCATTTGTAGCGCCAATTTTTTGTACATTATACATTTTTAATGCTTTTATAACATGTTTGGATTTTTTTGAATGAAAAGAATGAACACGTTTTCTTGTATAATAAACCCCCTTTTTATACATTTTTTGAGATTTTTGAAGCATTTTGCTTTGTATTTTTTTATCTTTGAGAGAAAGATTTTTTGGCAAATATTTCATATTTATTTTTTTTGTATTATTCATATAATATATTACATTATATTATATTTTTAGTAAAATAATATTTTATAAAGGAATATTATAATGAAAGGTAGATTAAATAAAAAATTAGATGGTTATACAACTCAAACAATTGATACAATCAACCCATTCCCTTTAAATATTGGCGATATTAAATATTTTGCGGTTGATAAAAATTTAGAATATGTATCTGGGCAACATGTTATATGTAAAAGATTAATGGATAGAAATAGTTATTTTGAAGGAGTGGTTGATAAATATTCACCATCATCTGGACTATTATATATTCGTACAACACGTTATGTTGGTAATAATACGATTGATATTTATAAAATAACCTTGAATAATTGTAATTATCCATGTAGTGGCAGTTCATCTGATAATGATTGCGAATCATCCTATGAGATTGATTGTCATTATAAAGGAAAAACTGGCGCAACCGGAGCAACTGGACCAAATGGTGCGCCTGGAAAACAAGGATTACGCGGATTCACGGGAGTTGGTGTAACTGGTGTGACTGGTTCAACCGGTGCGACTGGTTTTACTGGTGCGACTGGAGGAAGAGGTATTCAGGGACCACAGGGCGAAAGAGGTTTTACCGGATTAACTGGTCCTACTGGAGCGATTGGCTATACTGGACCCACTGGTTCTACCGGTGCGACTGGTTCTACTGGTCCTATCGGTGTTACTGGACCAATTGGTCCCTTTGTAATTACACAAATTTCTACGGGAGGAACATTAGCAAGTGGCGAAACGGGTAGTTATGATTTATCATATGATTATAATGATAATAATAAATACATAACACAAAATACTTATATAACTATAGCTGGTAATACGAGTGGATATTATAAAGTAATTGGAGTTACATTAAGTAGTGGCAATACATACAATGTTACACTTTTAAATTTTACAAGTTATTATACTGAATGGTTAGATGACGCAGAAGTAGCTTTACTTGGTCCAATTGGTTCAACTGGTGAAACCGGTGCTACCGGTGCGATTGGACCTACTGGCGCGATTGGTCCATTAATTACCACTACGATTGCGAGTGATGGTTTATTATTAAAAGGCGAAACTGGAGAATACGATTTATCATATGAAAATAATAGTAATAATAAATATATAACAGAAAATACTTTCATCACTATTGCTGGAAGTAGTGGAGGTTATTTTCAAGTAGTTGGGGTTACTTTATCTAGCGGAGATACATATACTGTAACTTTATATAATAGTGGCGATTATGATTCATCCTGGTTAGCTGGCGCGGATGTAACTTTAGTTGGACCAAAAGGTTATGGAGAAACTGGTTCGACCGGTGAAACTGGCGCAACTGGAGCAACTGGTCCTCCTGGTGAGACTGGTGCCACTGGTGCCGGTTCAACTGGTTCTACAGGTCCTACCGGTGCGATTGGTTCTATCGGGCAAACTGGGTCTACAGGAGCTACTGGTTCTGGTTATACTGGTTCAACTGGTTCTACAGGTCCTACCGGTGCGATTGGTTCTATCGGGCAAACTGGGTCTACAGGAGCTACTGGTTCTGGTTATACTGGTTCAACTGGAGCCACTGGGGCGACGGGTTTTACTGGAGCAACTGGTTCTACTGGTGCGACTGGTTCAATTGGTGTAACTGGAGTAACCGGTAAAACTGGTGCAACTGGAGCAAATGGTTTTACTGGCGCGACTGGTTCACCTGGTTATACTGGTGCGACCGGTGTAACTGGTTCTACCGGTAGTTATGGTGCTACAGGAAAAACCGGACCAACTGGTAGTACTGGAAACGCAGGTTCTACGGGTGCTACGGGTGCAAATGGTACGACTGGTCAAACTGGAGCGAGTGGGTCGACTGGCTCGACTGGCTCGACTGGCACAACTGGCTCGACTGGCTCGACTGGCGCAACTGGTTCGATTGGTGCGACTGGTCAAACTGGTGCTACTGGTTCCACAGGTCCTCCCGGAGAAACAGGTGCTACGGGTTTTGGTGAAACAGGTGCGACTGGTGTTACTGGTGCGACTGGTGTTACTGGTGCGAGTGGAGCGACTGGTGTTACAGGTGCGACTGGTGCGAGTGGTGCGACTGGTGCGACTGGTGCGACTGGTGCTACTGGTGTTACTGGTGTTACTGGTGTTACTGGTGTTACTGGTGTTACTGGTGTTACTGGTGTTACTGGTGTTACTGGTGCTACTGGTGCTACTGGTGTTACTGGTGTTACTGGTGTTACTGGTGCTACTGGTGCTACTGGTGTTACTGGTGCGACTGGAACAATTGGTGGTGTAACTACATTAGGTTATACTGGTTTATTATATGGCGCAACAACTACTTCAAATGGTTATTTAATGTTTACATATGCCAAAGCAGGCGGTAGTGGTAATACATCATATCCTGGAATTGTACCTGGTTCATATTCAGATATTTATGCTGATAATATAATAGATTTTGGACAACCTGGGCCAACTGGAAATTTTGCGATGAATATTATTTCAACAACTGTTACATCTAATAAATGGTATCCATTGGCAATGAATTATTCTGGTCAGTATCAAATATCAGGAATTACTGGAAATTTTATTTATACATCAAGTGATTATGGAAATAATTGGACCTCTGTAAATACAGGTGTGACTGGTCCATGGAATAATTATTCAATGTCTGGAACAGGAAAATATTGTATTGCATGTCAAAATTTAAGTGGTTCAAATATGTATTTATCTAGTAATTTTGGTACTTCATGGACAACGCCAAATTCATCAGTTACTACAATATGGCGTAAAAGTGCGATTTCGTCATCTGGACAATATATGGCAATATGTACAAGTACAGCAGGTATATATTTATCAAGTGACTTTGGAAATAATTGGAATAGTGTTCAACCAAATACAGCTACGAATTTTGTAAAATTAGCAATTTCTACAACAGGACAATACATTACAGCTTGTCAGGGTTCAACAAATTATTATGTAAATGTATCTACTGATTATGGAAGCAATTGGAAGCAAATAACAACTTTTGGTTTTACCGCAAATCCTACAAATGTAGTAATGTCACTATCGGGTCAATATCAAGTATTAGCCGCAAGTAATTCTGGAACTATATATGTATCAAGTGATTATGGAAATAGTTGGAACGGAACAACAGTAACATCACCTGGAAATATTAGAGAAATCGCAATTTCTGGCACTGGACAATATATATTATGCTCATATGACATAACTACATCAACATTTATTTCAACCGATTATGGTAATACTTGGATAAGGATAAATTCAACTACATATAATAGTATCGTAATTTCGAAAAATGGACAATACATAACATTTACTTCTGCTAGTGGCACTTTAAATGGTGTAATTTCAACATCCGTTAATAGTATTAATAACGGTGTTATAAATATTGGTAAATATACAACCCTCGCAGGCGTCACTGGTGTTGCAGGGTCACTTTATTACAATACGACAATTTCAGGTGCTTCTGGTTTACAAATATCAACTGGAACAGGATGGACCTCCGTGAAATCATTTGTAATTGACCATCCAAATGATAAGGAAAAACTTCTTGTTCATGGTTGTTTAGAAGGTCCCGAAGCAGGCGTCTATTATCGCGGTGAAGGAAAAATTATCAATAATGAATTGGTGGTGATTAAATTACCAGATTATGTAAATAATCTAGCTACAAGTTTGACTGTTCAAATAACACCTATTTATGACGGTAACCAAAATAAAAAACCATTAAGTGTATCAAGAGTAGTTGATAATCATTTTACAGTTTATGGTGAAAACGGAGAATTTTTCTGGACTGTTTTTGGTAAACGTCAAGATATTTATGTGGAACCAAATAAAAAAGACGTAACTGTAATGGGTCAAGGACCATATAAATGGTTATAAATTTTTTGATTCATACAGTCGATTAGTGATTAATAAAAATGAATAATTAAAAAATAAATTAATGACAACAATATAAAATATTCACTATAATTAAGATGGCATTTACCAGATTTCATGACGATCCTTGTAGAATTAAAAAACAATTACAACAATCAACCGACCCTGGCAGATGGATATTAAATGTACCTGGTTATGGTGACAAACCACAATATATGGCAGACCCTCATGTAAGAATTCAAACATGGGGTGGTAACTTGATGACTAATTCTGTTGAACTTGAAAGTAGTTTAAAAGGAATTAACAAACCCCTCAGTAGGGATTGTTTAGGAAAAGATGAATATACCAAATTCAATGTCTATTCACAACCTATACAATACCCAACCAACAAGTCCATGTATACCGAAGAATCAAGAACTATCGCACCTGCCTGGACAGCTCGTGATTTAGAACAAGTCGATTGGTATTATTTACCATTGAATCCGCAAGAAAATACTTGTTATCCATTTGAAAACAATGTAAGCACACGAATTTTAGAAAAAGATAATTTCGTGGCAAAACTACCATGTGACACAAATAATAATCTCTTCCCATTACCTATACAAACCAATACAGAATCGTCTGGTAAAAAGGGACAAAAAAAATAATTGTTTATTAAAAAACAAAAATATAAATAAAACAGATAAAAACGATAAGTATTTTATTGAAAAAATATAATACTTATATATAATAATGGAATTAGCAATACCTATTTTAGCATTAGGCGGATTATATGTAGTATCAAATCAAAAAAATGAAAATAAAACGAATCAACGAGTATTAAAAAAAGGACAAACCGTCGAAGAAACAGAAAATGTAGAACAAGAACAACAAATTAAAGAAAATTTTACCAATATGGGCGCCCGGGCAAATTATTTACCAAATGTTGAAGAACTACCTCAAAACTATCCGGTCATAAATACAAATCAACTTGCCAACACTGTTCAAAACTATTCAAATCCAAATGTTGCTACTGACAAATATTTCAACCAAAACAATTATCAAAATCAACAAAACCGTGGTGTAAAAGTAGGAAATACGATTCAGGAAGTATATTCTTTGACTGGCAATTATGTCGATTCTAGTAATTTTAAACACAACAATATGGTACCTTTTTACGGAGGAAAAATTAAGGGACAAGTATATGACGTAAATATTGCTGAAACTATTTTAGATAACACAGTCGGTAATGGTTCGCAAATGATTAAGAAGATTGAACAAGCTCCTCTTTTTAAACCTCAAGAAAATATGCAATGGGCATACGGCGCACCCAACATGAGCGATTTTTATCAATCCCGTGTGAATCCTGGCATGAAAAGTAATAATGTCAAACCATTTGATAGTGAATACGTCGGTCCTGGTTTAGGAAAAGGCTTTTCAAGCGACGGAAGTGGTGGTTATAATTCTGGTATGGAAGCCAGAAATGCATGGTTGCCAAAATCAGTTGATGAATTAAGAGTCTCTACAAATCCAAAATTAGAATATTCTCTTGAAAATCATGAGGGTCCATCTTATTCCACTATCAAAAATGTTGGTATTGAAGGTAAAATTGAAAAATATAGACCAGATACCTTTTATATACAAACTCAAGACCGTTGGTTAACTACTACTGGACAAGAAAAAGGACAAATGCTTCAACCTGTTCAAGAAGTCCACGATACTATGAGAAACGTAACAACCCGTTCATATACTGGTGTAGCTGCTCCAGCAGAAAAAAATGGAGGATATATTGCGGGTGAATATGAAGAAGCAAAAAGACCAGAGCTCGGCGCAAAAGATGTGCCAATTTGTAGTGCTATTGGACGCGGACCTTGTGATGACCGTGATAATATTATAAAGAATTATACGACTAATGTAAATAATCGTACCGTACAAAGACAACCCGACACCATGAGAAGTGGTTTTGGAAGAACTCTAGGAGCAGTCGTTGCGCCTTTAATGGATTTCTTGAAACCAACCAGGAAAAATGAAACCCAAGACAATGTAAGAATTTACGGTGACGCAAATGGTAGTGTAAAACAAAATTATGTAAATAATCCAAATGATGTGACTCCAACAACCATAAAAGAAACCACCTTGTATTCACCCAACTTTTATGTGGGTAACCAAGTGGAGGGTGGTGGTTATATGGTGGCTGACCAACAAGCTATTCAAAATCAACGCGATTCTACCAATTGTAGTACCGTAGGTAATCCTGGAGGCAATTCATCCAAATGGGGAAGTATGAATTATAATGCGGCATATATACAAACCAACAATACATTAAAAGAACCTCTTACATATGCAAGAACAAATCACGGAAATGCCCAAATATATAATCCAACAACGAATTTAAATGTCGCAAAAATAGATAGTGATAGATACAATACTCGTATGTTTGTTCCAAATAATATGGGTTACCGTCCAGTATTAAAAGAAAACTACGGTGAAATGAGAGAACCGCAAAAGTATGACCAAAGCATAAATTGCGACCGCATTGCGCCAGATTTACTTGATGCGTTCAGAAAAAATCCATTTACTCATAGTTTAACATCCGCGGTATAAATGAAATATAAATAAAGTATATTACGTTAAATAACATATAAATATTTTGACTATTATATTAGTAATAATCAAAATATAAAAATGAAGTATCATATTCATCAATCAATCATGGAAAAATTAAAATATTTTCACAAAACTCGCAAGATTCCCAATATTATATTTCATGGTGAATCCGGAAATGGAAAACGCACCATTGTAAATGATTTTATTGATATTATTTATAATCATAACAAAGATAAAATTAAAAATTATGTCATGTATGTAAATTGCGCACACGGAAAAGGTATTAAATTTATCCGCGAGGAATTGAAATTTTTTGCCAAGACACATATTAATTCCAATGGAGGTGATAATTTTAAAAGTATTATATTATTGAACGCAGATAAATTAACAATAGATGCGCAATCCGCGTTACGTCGTTGTATTGAGTTATTTAATCATACTACTCGTTTTTTTATTATTGTAGAAGACAAATACAAATTATTAAAACCCATATTGTCCCGTTTCTGCGAAATATATGTCCCTGAACCGGTGATTCATGATAAAAGTGTTAATTTGTATGAACATATACTTGATAAAACATTCAATTTGAGAGAACAAAAACAATCAAGAAGTGAGTGGTTACATAAATATTTAATCAAAAACAAGGAAAATATAAATCCCGAAAAAATAATGAATCATTCTACGAAATTGTATGAAAAAGGATATAGTGGTTTGGATTTAATCGAATATATTGATAAAAAACATGATTTGCCTTTAGTAAAAAAATATGAATTACTTTTTACGTTTCATAAAATTCGTAAAGAGTTTAGAAATGAAAAATTACTCATCATGTTTATATTGAATTTTCTTTTTTTGAGTTTAGATTACAATTTAGAAAATATTTCTTTTATGTAATATGGATGATTTTAACGTTTCTAGCTTACATGAATCCAAAAACGAATGGGGGTCACGTTTACTTACTATTTTAACACCCCATGTTGTGGATGGTTTAAAATCGATTTTTGATGAGGCAATCAAATTATGTAAAGACAATAACGAAATGGATAAATATTTAATGACATTTCAAAATTTTATTACTCGCATTCCAAAATGGAATCCGTCAATTATTGAAAGTGAACGCCAACGAATTGTTGAAAAAAGCGGATGTAATTATTTAGAAGATTTAGTAACTTGTGTACATATTATTCAATTGAAATTATTAACTGCTATCAGGGCTGGTCAAAAACAGCGAAAAATTGATATTAGTATTCCAAAGTTGGATGATTTTCTACACAAGGTCTACATTAATGTTGCCAGAAAAATATACAAGAATGTTTATTTATTTGAAATCAACATACCTCCTTTACAAGTACAAAAACATTATCGTGAAACGGAAATTATAATTCAAGAATGTATTTTAAATACAGTGAGAGAAAGTATTCCTGTGGAAAGTATTTTACAAGCCTACATGGGCGAGACGATTGAAGAAGATGTTGTTGAAGAAATTAAGGAACAAGTTGTAGAAAAACCAGCGGAGGCAAAGGGGGAGACTCAAATTATTAAGGAAACTGTGGGCGATGATAAAAAATCTGAACAAAGTGGTGGAGATAGTTCCGCATCAAGTCATTCACTTGAAAGTGACGCGGATTTACCCAAAACGTTGGAGGTTATGACCGAAACTGAAAAATCTTCTAGGTTATCATTTAATGATATTGATTATGCGAGAGATGAAAATAACAATGAAATCAAGGTCGAAGCTCCAAAGGATATAGAACGTTTAGAAGAAATTAGTGAAATGCGAAATGAACAGCGCAAATTA